TAATTTTTATTTTTTGGGGTGATTTAGTTAAAGATATGCCTCAGTTTTATAATGAGGATATATTTGAATGTAAAAACAAATTAAATGAAAAGGACCTATTGTGAAATAGGTCCTTTATTTATTCTCCTAAAATTTGTTTCTAATAATAATTACGTTTACTTTGGATATCCTTAAGCTCCCATAAGTTTTTAAAAGGTGTAAGTTTCCATAGAGCTCTTTCAAATTCAGTCATACCTTTATATGCTCCTCTTTTTATTACTTTATTACTATCAAAACTTTCCTCTTTAAATAGACTTCTTGTAGTATTAAATAACATATTAGCTGGAGCAGACATAACTTCTGTAGCATTTTCTATATAAGATATAATTGCAGAAGGACTTTTAACAGTTCTAGCTATATCAAATATATTATAAGGAGCCATAATTTCAAAAGAAGTTCGTTCTATTACATAAGCAAATAACTATTTTAATTTATTTTTCTTATCATCATCCGCTGAGCTCGATATTAGAGGTCGTAGTAATTGAGTAATTAGAAGCCACAAAGATATTTCTGTCGTAATTTTTGCTATATTTTCTCTAACTACTGGGTCACTTAAAAACTCTCTTCTAAATGCTAATAGAATATTTTCATTATGTTCTATCGCCTAAGTAAATATTCTATAAGGAGTCTAGAAAACCGCTTCTTTATATCTTCTGGTCTAATAATCTAGCTATCTACTCATTAGAAAACGTTCTTGAAGAATAACCGGTAAATACTACCTATGCATCATGACAAACTATCCTGCCGCATTAGCAAGAATTACAGATCTCTATAAATCTGTTAATTGTCCGTCTGCAGATTGAGATAACTATCTAGCTAAATATCCAATTTCATTTTTGACAGCATCTACTGCAGATTGATTTGCTGGATCTTTAGCTACCATTTCTCCTCCTATAAACTATATTGCATCTCTAAATGTTAATTTATCTCCAAAGTTCCAGTCTAGAACATCACCAGGTTTAAACACTTTTAATCCATATTTTTGCTTATATGCCTCTCTAGACATAAACTATCTATTACCATTCTCATCTATAACTAACTTATAGTTATGCATAATAGAACCAAGTATCTAGCCTTTAACAAAATGATCTTGCAATGTATATATACCAAACCCCCAATGTTTACTAGTCATATTAAGTAATTTATTCCTATTAGTAGGATTCAGCTGCATTGTAGCACCAACTTCAAAGTATTCCATACATTTGGTCATAAAAGGAGTATATGAAGCTATACCAAGTTTATTTGGTACATTTACTATCAGATCGCTTATCATATCTTTGAAAGCATAAGATGCATCTACTGGATTATAGTAACGCTAAACTAAGGAATTAACTATGTGAGAGTATAATGCAGTAAAACCGCCTGTAAGAGCGCACCATAGATTTAATGCTAAGTTTCTAGCCGTACCTAAAGTTCTAAGTATAGCTAACATTTTAGTAATATTTATTTCTCTTGGTTTACTTATATCATAATTAATAAGATTGAATATACTACCTTTATATGGCACTATACCAAATAATTTACCACTTTTATTATTACCGTAGCTTATAGTAACAGTTTGGCTCTTAATATCATAAAGATTCATATCTATAAAGGCCTTTGCAAACTTAGCTACATTAGTTTCATCCGTTTTTACCTATCCACTTCTATCTAAATATTTTTTGCCTAATATATGAGATTTAAGTAATTCTACTTTAGGTTGAATCTCTTTCTTATATTTCCATTCTTTAGCAGATCTATAATATTCTATTACACTACCAACTGCATCTGCTTTTAATACAGCGGGATTATCTAATCTAGCAATATAATTCTATGGTATAAGGTTAAGTCTTTCTCCATTTGGTTTACTAAGAGCTTTATTAAATCCTTTATCGTCATTACGTACAGATAATTTATCTTTAAACCATTCAGAAAACCCTTTAAATGGAGCGGATAATTTATATAAACCTTTAGAGGCTCTCCATTCAGCACCAATATATCTGTATAAGCTACCAGATATTTGTGGAGTCCTATAAGGATATATTTTACTTAAATTGGTATATTCCGCATTAGCCTCAGCCATTGTCTGTAGTAAAGCATCATATAATGCTTTAACTTCTGGATTATTCTAAATTTTATTATATCTGTCCGAGGAATCGTATTTATCTTCTTTAGGAATCCAGTATTCATCTTTTAATTCAGGGTGATCTACCTGAGCTCGATAATAGGCTTTATTATAAAAAGGGCTATCCTTAGATACTTCTAACCAATTATTATTAGGTACTCTTTCGATTAAACTTTCATCCTTAGGAACAAGTTTAGTATACCAAGATTTAGGAACTGTTTTAATACTTACTCTACCATTACTATCCGTGCTTTTAATAGTATATGCATTAGCTCGTAGCCATAGTTGTGCAGATTCTGGGTCATCGTTTAGCAATGAATCATAAAACTTACGTTTATCTTCATACCACTACTTTGTAGGAACAGTCTTTGCAATTTCATCAAACTCATATTTCCCAGGAATAGTAGAAGCTTTCTTTTGTTTCCTTATTTGAGTCATTCTACGAGATATAGCGCTAAGTGCATTTTTAGTCCCTTGAGGCAGATTATTAGCATCTATTTCCCCAGTAGAATCTTCTCGAAACATAGACAATATGGCTCTTCTACGTTTCTATAATGCTACGTACTCGTCATCGTAATATTTTTTAGCAGCTTTATCTAGCATTTGATAAAACTTTTCTTTATACTATACTTTAGAATTAAACTCCAGCCATTCATCTTTTTGAGCTTGTGTAAGCGTTTTATCGCTCATTACACGAGCTTTTTCTTTTTCATAAGCTTCGCTATTCTTAGTCAATACAATACCTTCAGAAAGCTTTTTATTAAGTTCCTATAATTCTTCCGCTACCTATAATTGTATGCCTTGTTTTTTACGGCCATTTATATCATATATACTAGCTAACTGTTTTTTTTCTAACTAATGCTTTTTTAATTGAGCTCTTTCTTGGGGATTTAATCTTTCTAGTCTAACTATACCATAATTATCTCTAGCTTTATTTTGTAGGTTACGAATATTTATTTGTATAGATTCCCTTTGCTACTGTGTTTCATTACTAAGGTGATTGAAAGCCTCATAATAATCAGCAGTAAAACGCCTTTCGCAATGTTCCGATAACCATTTATTTCTCAGTTTATTATATTCTATACGTATTGCTCTATTTTCTGGTAAATTTAAGTCAGTAATATCAATACCTAATTGCATACAAATATTATCCATCTCTTTTTTGTATGCTTTTTCAAATTTCCCATAATTTCTGGACCTCACAAAATATCCAGTAGTGTTACCATCATCGTCTACCTCAAATAGCTATAGTTGATTATATTTATTAGTTTTCTATAATAGTTCTACTAACTAGTTTTGTTTAGCGTAGGTATCTTTTCTTACTTTTTCTTCGGCACCATTTATAAGATAAAAAATAGATTTTATACAATCGTCCTTTATTTTATCTCCAGCACCAAACAAATAAGTAAGGTAAGATATATCCTTATCGTAAGATGTAATATCAGTCTATTCGTATCTATATATGGTAACAGCTCCTACTTCTACTCCGACATCTTTTAGTATTTTAGATGCGTTCCTGGCTATCTAGCTTTTAACTATAAGTTGCCCTTCTGTTAATAAAGCCTAATACGACTTAGCTCTCTTTATCAATCTATCTAGTTTGTAGTTGCCATTGCCATCTTTACCTACTATTTCTCTATAGGGTTCCCTATATATCAGTTGCTGAACTATATCGTCTATTATACCAACATAAAAACTAAAGAAATTCTAGTCTAAATCATTAAGTTTAGTATCATCTATTATTTCATTATTTTTTCTAGCTTTTATTAGCATCTCAGATGCTGTTTTAATTTCATCTGCTGATTGTTGTAGGAAGTTACTAATACTTTCATAATCTGATACTAAACCCTAAGTAATATTCTAAATTTGCCACTCCATAGTTTTTTTAGCTTGCTATTCTACTATGGGATCTGGATGTTTAAATATTTTTAAACGAGATTGTAGCGCTTCATTTATACTTTGCGCTAAATTATGAGTAACTTTTTCAAACTGTTCTTTATCTTGTTCTATCTAATCTAACTGGGATTCCATATTAAAGATAGCTTGTTGCTACCTAGATACTAAATCGTTAGTATTATCAAAAAAGTACTAATATGGAATATTATTATCCACATTAAATGATATTAAATCTAACAATTCTCCCTGTATTACTTCAATATCTTGTTGACTATACTATTTTGTGAGTAGATTTACTATACTTCGCCATATTTTTTGTAGCAAATCTTTTATTGAATTTACTTCATTTTTATTTGCAATATCATTTATAATGTTTTCTACAAATGACTAGTTAGTTAATAATTCTGAAGTGAATTCATATATATCTTTTAAACCGTAATAATCTCCTGTTTCTTTTTTAGCGTCTTAAATTAGTAAAACCTTTTTATAAATTTTATTTATTGTATCATATACATATTTCTCTTGCTAAGAGAAATTTTTGCCCTATTTTACTCTATATATACTGCTTACTGTATAAGCATGCACTATCTCATGCATTAACGTTCTGATATTTTTATCAGTACTCTACATTGAAAAAGTTGCAGGATTAATTCTTATTGTATTATTTGTTAAAGAATAATCCATATACTAAGTATTAGCAGATAATTCAATTAATATATTACTATCCTTAAACAAGTTATACAGATTATCAAATCTACTTCCAGCATAGTAGAACTATAGTTGCTATAGAGCATTAGAAACGGTAGTCACAGTATCTTTATGGAATATTTTCTATAAAGTATAATCTAACCCTATGTTAGGGTCGTACTCAAAAACAGATTCTGCTTTAAAGATACTATCATCCTAAGTAGAGAAAGACCCTTGATTATCTACTGATTTAACATTATTAGGATTATTTATGACATATATATCCTGATTTAACTCTTGATTATCATCTATACCGTGAAATATAGCAGCATCTGCTTCATTTGCAGCTCTATTGATAGTAGAAACAAAACCTTCCTACGAGGATCTTAGTTCATCCTTTGTACCGGTTTTTTCTATTGTCTGACGGGCATTTAAAAAAACTGGATATTTATAATTTCTATCCAGTACAGTTCCATGTTTAGGATTACTGTTTCCAGTAAAAAATATAGCTTTTTTAGTGCCTCCCTTAATAGTAGAAAAGTAATTGTCAAATTCTATAGAGAATTCATTTAGTTGAGGGTTATCACTATAATGATATACAATCAGCGGTTCTCCATTTTCATCTATTATTTTTGATGAACTTTCAACGTTGTTTATCCAATCACCAAACCAATTTTTAAATTCATCTGTAAACACTTTTGCTTTAGCCTTAATAGCTTGTTCACGATTACCATTATAATGGCTTAAAAGGTCTGAAAACAGCTTAGACTAAGCCCCATTAGGAGCCTAGTCTATAGCATAACCATTATTTTCAGATATGACATAATAAGCAGCATCTTCACTGCCTAACACTCTAGCAACTTCATCAACAGCTGCTTTTACTTCTTTGTTATTTAAATTTAAACACTGCATAATTATTCACATTCTTCTTTACGTTTTTTACCATTTTTTTTCAGATTATTCATAGTACCTTCATCTATTTCAACTATGTCATCAATAGGGGTTTCTACACTATCTATGATTTCTGTTATGAGTTCGGTAACATCAACAGTTTCAGGTTCTGGAGTTAAATCTTCAAATTCTATTCCACTGTCAGTTTCCATTCCATCTAAGTCTGCTAATAATGTATCATCTATATGATTTATATTATCTATTTCAGATGGATCTGAAGAATTGTCTATAAATTCTTCAGGAGATATAGTTTCTGATGATGCTATTTCCTATTCCTGAGTACTGCTATCCTATATTTCCTGATCAGTATAGTTATCTGCTTGATCTAACTCTATAGAAGCTTTTTCTTCTACATTATCGTAATTAGAATAATCTACAGAGTGATAACTATCATCTTTCACGAATACAATAGGTTCTTTTCCTCTTAATAACTAAACTCGCTTATCTATTAGATTAAATACATTATTTATCTAATCCAACATTTTATCAGTAAAATTATTAGTATCAAATGCTGACGGTTGATCACCTTCTTTATACAACTCATATATTGAGTTAGAACCAGCATCATACCCCAATTTAGGTACTACTGTATATATTCTCTCAATAGTCTTTCCAGTATCAAGATTCACTATATCACCTATTCTTTGGTATACGTCAATATTATTGCCTGTACCTACTATTTTAAAGAATTTATAGTTTCTAGATATGTCATAATCTCCTTTCACACTTATAACTGTGTTAACATTTACCCTAGTCTTACTAGTTGCAGATGCTAGATTAATCACATTAGAAACTCGTTCTCCGCCTTCATCATCACGTCTAACTCTTCTAACAAATACAGGTACGATGTCATTATCTCTCCAATAGTTTCTTACCAAATTTAAATATATAGAATCTATCTAATCAGATGTATTATTGCTATTTATTACAGAAGTATCTCCGTAATTTAATTTGTTAATAGCGTCAGCAATAGATGACACGTATCCTAATTTTCTCTTATACCACATAGGTACTAAGTTAAAGAATGAATTAGGAGTTCTATTATCATAACTAGTTAAGAATGAGTACCTAACTAAAGTTTCAGCAAATTCCTTAATAACATTATCTTCGCTAGTAAGTAAGTCATAGAATGCTGATCTTAGTCTGTCCTCATAATACCTAGAATTATTCATAGTAGATGTGGACGTGTTGATATAACTTATATTTCTTTTATTATTAGAAGTTACTGCCTGTAGATAGTTAAGTAGTTCATTTGTAATATTACCAGATTCATCTACAAAAGTCATTAGATTAATATCATCCTTGTTAACTCTAATATAGTTCTTTATACTGTTTAATCTACGAGCGATACTATCTTTTCCAAATAAAACGTCATTTATATCACTGTCAGTTAACATAAGATTTGTACTATTAGCTACTACTTTAGCTCTAATTATACTTTCTATTTTATTAGAAAGGGCTCCAACATATTCTTTATTACTGGTAGCTTTATATTTAAATAATATAGATTTACCATTATTAGTAGGAACATAATTTCCCCCTCTTATTTGCTATAATATAGAAGTAAGTATCTCTTTATACCCATTAGTAGCTGCAAATACTTGTGATCTCAATATACTATTTGATAAATCCATAACATATATTAACTTCTTATGTAAGAACGTATTTCCAAAGTAAATGTCTAATCCGTTTGTATCTACTGTATCGGTAAAGAATTTCTCTTTATTATCCTCTATAAACGTAGTATAAGAATTATAAAAGTTCTATAATTGAGATAAGTTATTACCATACTTCTTAGTATCTATCTAAGATCTTTGGACTAAATCTGCCATAGTCTGAGCATCTGATGCTAGATCTTGATATGCTTTAATAACTAAAAGTTGCTGTACTATATCTTGAGGAGTAATATCATTACTTCTAAAAGATTCTAGACTACTGGCAAGCTTAGATTGATTAAACGCATCAATACTTCCATTCTACACTAGCTACTCAATCTGCTTTTTATAAGTATCTGATAAAGGGAATCTATTTAGCATATCCCAATACTTCTATTTTATGTCTGAGAATATCTGATTATCGTATTGCTTGCTAACTCCAATCACACCTTCATTCATAATTTTTCTGTTAGCGTATTCTTTTAACGCTGGCTGTGCTAAGAATAAAAATGTATTTCTACCTTTACCAGTTCTAAGTAAGAAACTAGCCATGTTATAAGTAACTTTATTAACATTCAATACGATTATATAAGGATCTTTAGCAACGTCTACGTGAGCGTTAATCATGGCAGATAACCAATCAAGTATCTTATAACCATCCTATCCAGTTATTTCATCAAATTGATTTAAATTGTATTTACTAGCTCCTTCAGAGAATTTCATTCTAAGATGAGTGGCCTAAGTAAGGCAATGATTAGTAGAATTTAAAGCAAAAGGAGCAATACCGGCTTTACCAGACGTGTATTCTGTTTTTCTAGATTCCTAGAACGAAGGCATAAGTTCGTACATAGGTTCAGCTTCTTTCAGTTCTGTAGTCTATACTAATGGTAATATTTCTTTTTTAAGGATACCAGTAAGAGTATCAATAGAAGCTCTAGTTTCTGCTAGCGTCTTCTTATCTGAGATTACTAAAGTATAACTATCTAATAACTTATTAATTAATGCGCCCTCTGTTTGTTCTACATATGATTTAGCGTTGTTATTCCAAGTATATCTTTCATTAGTTTCAGGATCATACGCATAAGTAGCTATGTACAATTTATCAATATCGAAGTCAGATCCAGTCATAGCTGTAAACTCATCAGGTACTACTATAGTATCTCCAGTTTGAGCAGGTAATACGTCTGCTACTATAAACGAGAATGTTGATGACAAACCCTGAGTAGGGATACGATAGCCAATACCATAAGGTTTAGAATTGTTGCCTATTACATTATGCTCTATTAACCAACTTCTCATAGTAATATAATCGGTCTAATATTCCTAGGGAACTACATCTCTAAAGAAATTAGTACTTAACATAACTTCCATGCTACCTTTATCTGGATCAAAACTAAGCTTATTTCCGTCATTAAAAGGTCTAGCCGTTTCTTCATTCCATACCTGATTAGCTCTAAATCCAAATGATGCCATTTGAATAGCAGAACCTCCTGGAGTATTAACGTCAATAACTTCTTTATTGATGAGAGATATTATTTTGCTCTCAATCCAATTACGAGTACTTAATGATGCAATAGGAGCTCTGAAATTACCTTTCTTATCTAATGCAAGTGCTTCTGTAATTTCTGCAGACATATTAGTACCTTTAGCCTCCTATATAAGATAGTTTGATAACGCTTTATTGTTTATTTTACCATTCTTATCAAAGAATCTACCAGCTACTCCGTTACTGCCTTTGAGTTTCATGTAACCTTTGGTAGACAAAGCTTTTATACAACCAAATACATCCTTTTTAATCCTAGCTCCAGATACATTTTGACCTTTATTATGACCATAATGGCGATCGTCTACTACATTACCAATGCATATTTTTACTGCCTGTGTACCAAATGATCTATCGGTATGTTCATGTGGTTCAGTATTTAACTGCAGTCTAAGTTGTTTTATATCTTGTACTTTAGTAGTAAGACCTCCATTAAGTCTTTCTACTACAGTATCCTAATTTATAACAGTTGTAGAGGGAGAATTAATAGCTTCTATATTGAGCTGAGTATTTCTATTATCTTTATATACTTTAAGCTTATCCCTAGTAGACCCTACTTTGGTTGAAGATTCAAACTTCAACATGTCGATAGTACCTAATTGTTCATTATTCATTCTATCATACAGATATTTATTATCAGCATTAGCTAATATCTTAAACATAGGGAATAACGCCATTTTATCAAACACTGGTACATTTATATCTGATACCTCATCAAAATGGTCACCAAAGTACATCATTTTTAGTGGTTTGATTGAAGCTCTTAACGCTTTTGCATACAATTCGGGATTTCCAAGTACATCCTAATTGCTTTCGAGTATATTATAAGCTTCTTCTATTTCTGGAGACCATTCTCCTAAAGCCTGCATGATACGCTTATAAAATGCAGGCCTGATGTATACAGCAGCATCTGCTTGATTGATATTACCAGAATTGTTTTCATCATCATAAGCATATGGATCTGCTGATTTCACAGCTTGTTTTTCAATAAACTTGACATCCTCAACACTTAATTTAGTACGATCTTGCATAGTATTATCAAAATGCTTATCGTCTGTAAGTTTAAATAACTCATCATCTGTCAAACTTGGGTTATTTTTCTTAAGCATTGTTCTAGCTAAATCAGCTTTAAATATTTGTTCGAGTCTACTATGATATTCAGAACCTATCATATTATCCTACAATATAGCACTAGTATATTTAGTACTATTTCTAGGATCATTATCTCCCCAATGTGTTCTAAGATTAGTACCAGTAGATAGTACAGAAGATAAACGCTTAATCTTATCAACATCTCTTTGAAATATTCCTACAATTTTATCAGATTTCCATTTGTAAAATGCAGGATCTCCAACGAAACATTTCTCTATTTCCTCTATAGATATAGCATAACCGGTTACATAATTAGCTATTATACTGTAAATAATATCATTTTGAGTAATAGCATTAAACTCCTCTGGTATATGTGACACTAAGGTTTCATAGAATGCAAATGGGTTAGAGTTTTCCTAATCTTCTAATACAGAAGTAGAAGGTAAATTACCGTACTATAAATTACCTTTTTTATCTCTAGATATTACTCCTAATTTTATAGCTTGTTTTATCTCTTTATCTACTTTATCTAAAAGTAAGGTATTCATAGAATCTCTAAGCAAAGCTCTATCTTCTATTAGCTCTGTTCTAATGCGATTAAGAGCTTGAGTTATTAACTCTAGATTTCCAGATTTCTCTGCATCATCTAACATACGATTAAGACTAACTGTAGCTCCATTTATAGGTAACTAGTTAAAATAACGGAATCTGCCACCGTTACCACCAGGAGCCATCTTTCCATCTTTACCTATTTTACCATGATAATTGTCATAGAATCTAGATTTACCTTTTTCTACATCTTCTTTACTATCGAAATATTTTACTATAGCATTATATTCATCTAAGAAGTAATTACAGAATATATCTAGAGTTTCATTAGAGAATCTACGAGGAATTATAGTGGCTTCCATAGAACCTTCGGCATTAGGAGAGTACTTTATAGTGCCTAAAAAGTCTTTTGGTAATTTAATACCTTCTATACTATACCAAGTCTTTTTATCGGACATAGTTGGTAGTATTAATCTACCTTGATGCACTAACAATAGTTTAGCTATATAATCTTCTAATGGAGTAATTCCAAAATAATCTCTACTAGAGTTGGTTATATTATCTCTAATAGCAATAAGAGTATGTAGTTTAAGTTTTGGTTTATCGGGAGAAGTTAAAGTTTTGACTATAAGAGAATTTGCACTATATGCAGATCTAGCTATGTTATCTAATTTGTTATAAGCATTAGTATTTAACCATCTAAGCTAATCAGACATGTAGTTATTCTAAGTAATAGGATATAACAAACTGCCGTCTGCTCCAGTAACACTGAATTCCTCAGGAGTTGGGTGCATTTCTCCGTAAGCTATAGCCATTAAGTTAATTACAGCATTAGGACTTTTATAATTGAATATACGAGATGCAGATATAGTTTGTCTTTTAAATTTAGCTTCTAGACTCTTTGCATTATTCATTAACCTAATATTGTGCATTATAGAATTACTAATGGATCCAGGCATATTTTTATATAATGCACTAAATACAAAGAATTCAGGATAGTTAGTAGAGTTAGTATTTACTTTTCTCAATAAATAATTCAAAGATTCACTATCAAAAGGTATACCTATTGCATTTAATAAGTTTAACAACCTTTCCTTAGTATGTTCAAACTATTTTAGTCCTTGATTACGTATATCAGCATTTTTACTATTTAATTGCTTTTGTATCTACTCGATATCACTTAGTATCTATTTATCTAATTTAGCTAATTCAGAATATCTATTCGTGTTTATACGTGACCTATTATTTTTATCAGTAAAGATTAAAGAAGATAACATAAAGTTCTGAGACCACTGATTCGGTAATCTAGCTATCTTTCGCAGATTGCTACTATCCATTACTGTCCATACTTTTCCTCCTCTTCCTTTAGTGTTCTTCTATATAGTTCCTGTAGAAGTATCAAATATATCTACAGTGTCCATACTATTTTTTGCACTTTGTATAGTAGTTAGTAATTGTGTAACTGTATTTTCTGGCAACGGATATGCAGGATTGTCTATTCTATCAAGTAAAGTAGCAAAGAATGGGTCTGCTTTGGCCAAGTTTCTTACTCTCCTTATTAAATCTGGCCAATCATTAGATAACCATAAATTATCTAATATTTTATTCCATGTAATATCAAAAGATTGTGCTACATCTAAACCAAATATATTATCTTTTACGGTATCTACCATTTGATTACCGTTTTCGTCTGTAACAAATTTGGATTGAGGAATAGAATAGAAGAATAATTTGGCGTTAAATGCTACATTTGCTTTCTTACTTATCTCATATGAAGCTCTATCCCACACATTGTCATAAGTATCTCCTGAATCTTTAGCTTCTTTTTCAGCTATTTCTGATTCTTCACGCTCTATAGCTCTAATACCTAACTCTTGTAAATACGCACGAATCTATTTAGCAAATAGACCTTTATTACTTAGCACATCATGCACCATCTACTTTTTAGACTCATTGTAATCATATTCTCCAGCATCATACAGATACTGAATATTATCAAATACATCATCTAACTTTAAATTTTGTATGTCATCCATACTTCTAATATTAAGTATAGATAGTGCTGTATTACTTAAGGTTTCTACTATGTTGTACAGAGTATTGGCGTTGGCTATATGAGGCATATTTTCCTATTCCTTATTACTTATACCTGGAGCATAATAACCTATACCAACATCATATTTCTTATTAAATTCCTCGAGAGTATCTTGATCTAACTGCGCATTCTTAAAATTGCCTTTTCGTATTTGATTGAACACTTGATTTTGTAGGCTAAGTTCCTTTCCTGCAAATGCCATTACTAAGTCCCACATAGCTTTAAAGAATTTTTTTATTCTATAAGTCCAAGTTGGATTTACTTCTTTAAGCATATAAGCTTTAAATTCTTCAGCTAATTGCTCTTCTATTTCCTATTTAGTGCTATTAGAATATTCAGGATTTCTTTTTACATAATCTGAGTATATCTAATCCCTCTGTGCAGGAGTTAATAACAACAAAGATACGTAATGCCATGCTTCGTGATATTCTACTCCTGCTCCACCTTTAGTAGACAGAGTTATCCTGGCTGTAAATTCATTGTGTATACGATCGAATGTAGATTGTAATAATCCATATGCAGATGGAGTATTAATGGCTCTCATAGCTGCATTGGTTACCATTACATCATCTGGATCTATACCTAAAGTATCGTGTAGCCATTTCTTGGCAGCAGCAATATCTAAGGCGCCTTCTCCTCTTACTGTAGAGAATACACCTTTATTACCCAACATCTTCTATAATACTCTACTATTATTAGGTAATATAACATATTTACCATCTGCTTTACGTACATACGTATAACCTTGTTTTGGAGTAAGACCTGCAGCAATAGTTTCATCATAAGTAAGAGCTTTATCTTGCTATGGTAGTTCTATAGTAGCAGTTTTTTTAGATTCTTCTGTAGCTATTTCGTCAGAAGGCTATTCAGGTTGCTCATGCTTAGACTCTACAGTAGCAGTTACTTGTTTAACTTTCTCATTAGTAGATTGTTTAACCTATTCGATATTGCTAACTTCAGCAGTTTCTGCCACAGCTGCATCATCAGCATACACAAAAGGATCTCTAAAAGCTCTATCTCCAACATCAGTTTTAAGCACCTGATGATTTATCATCCAGGACATTAGTATTGGAGTATTACCATTACGAACCACCTTACCATCAGCTCCTCTTGTAAGATTTAAATCCTACATAGTAAATACCAATTCATCACAATTTAATACACGATAATAATCAGTATTATACTTATTCATATAATCAATAGCAGCATTTACGATATTATCCGAAATAGGGTTCATCATAGCTTCTTTATCAGTATTCCAGTGCAGATTATTTGATATTTGTCTGATTACATCGTAAGCTTGTTGATCTGTAAATACCACTTTACCATTAATATTTTTTATTTTCAGATATTTTAACATGTAAGACCCTTCTGGTGTCCTAGATGCATACATCAAGAAACTACCCTTAGTATTGGTATAGTAATGAAATGTCTTACGAATATAGAAAGATAATTTTTCTACACGATTATCTCCTACTGCTACAGTACCAGGTCCATGGTTTACTAAGATATCTAGTATATCTAAGAATTCAGGGTTATTAGATATAGGTAATGTCTAAGTAACTAACCTAAATAATAATTCAGCAGTGCTAAGTGGCACACGTTTTCCATTGTCATCATATTTAGCCTTACCGTCAGGAGTGTATGAAGTTATTAGATTCTTAGACCCTCCCTATATGAAATGCCTTTTTTCTGCTAACATTATTGGAGCACTGGTTCTCTAAGAAGGAGTATCTCCTACTTTAGGTATTATGTATATCTTACCTGCATAACCAACTCCTTGAGCGGATGCTTTTGTTACCTAATCAAAATTTACTATAGTAAATCTATCAACAGGATCCATCGGAAATGGACCTTTGCCGTATCCAAATTCTACCTCTCCATTTAATATCTGATCAGTCATCTATATAGGATCTGAACTTAAACCAAATTCCTACACTTCAGTAAGAGATCTATATACAGGTCTTTTACCTTCAGACGCCTAACTATTAATAGACCCATTACTTTGTCTTAAGTTGACTGGGATTATACCTTTGGGAGCCACTTGGGGTAAAGTAGCAGATTTGTCTACGAAATAGTCAGGAGAGTATGTTTTAATATATTTATCTATAATACTCTTACGTAATTGTCTAAGTTTATTTATTTCACTATTAGTCTTAGAGCTGCTTACGTTCCAATTACGCATTTTAGCTCTAGCCTTATCTGGTTGATATAAAGCTAGATTGTATATTAGTTTCTTACCATCTTCCGTAGTTTCCTCGATAATTAAATGTACAGCCATTCTATCTGCGGCATCTCTCTCGAACTTACGTGTCTCTTTACTATCTGTAACTATATAGTAAGCCTTTTGTTTAGATAACCAACCGGGTGTAGCTAACTTGGCTGCCAATTCTATCCCTGGTCTACGCTCTCCATCAAATTGTACAGGTTTATCATTAGCTTCAATAGGCATAACTTCTGTAGAATTAAAAGCATAAAAGAAGGTAGAATGTATTCTATTAGTTTCTACTTTCTTCTTAGTATCTAAACCAGGAGATTTATCAGTCTAACCCAAATAGTTTGCAGCTTCTTGAGTAGTAGCCATGTCTACAGCATCCACCTACTCAAACTGTCCTTGCATTTCTATCTATTCATCACTTACAGGAGACCCTAAAGATGGATCTTCATTACCTACCCAAGTATCAGTTCCGTCTGTATATATTACATCATCCTAAGTCTCTAAAGGAATCTCTACAGTTTCGTCAGTAGCCCCATCAAATGATTCAGGGGTAAGATTAACGATAGGATTTATCTACTTTGGGCTGATTGGTTCCTAGCGCTTAGTAGTATGTGTAGGCTATTCAGACTATACTTCTTCTTCTGTATTAGTAATAGTTTCAGTAGAAGCCATATCAGAATCTTCAACATTACCTATATCTGCAATAGGTCCACCGTCTTCAATAGTGTCATACTTAGCTTTTAACTCGTCTATCTCTAGAGTATTACTATCTACATTGTCAGTAGCTGCTCTATCCTAATCGTTAGCAGAACCCTATGCTATTTCTATTACGTCGTTATCTTCTATATATTCTTTATCAGATACTTCATCTAGCATAGCGTCTATGTCACTAACTTCTCCAGTATCTCCAGTATTATCAGTTACCTCATCTACTTGTTCTTCTGAACTACCAGTAGCAATTTCATCGACTGGAGTGTTCACAGAGTTTCTATCAGCATCATCTGATATATTATCTACAGTACGAGCGGATTCCTAGGATGTTTCTTTCGTATCGCTACCTTGATTATTATCTGGTTCTACCTATGTTTTATTTGATGATTCCTCTGTTGAAACAGGTTGATTATCTATAGGAGTGTCAAACTCTTCCTAATTTTCTACTTGGGCTTGCTATAAAGATTTTCTAGTATTACGTAAGTCTTCTCTAAATATAGCATTAGCTAATGTACGTTCGTTAGCTTCTACATTAGCACTATTTTCTATATCACTCCAACTCTAGTTAATCTTATTATTATAATAACTTATCAGTTGCCTTCTAGTAGGTTCTTCTTGAGTCTGATGATCCTCTTTATATTTCTCTGCATACTCAGTTAATACAGACTATTTTTCAGAATCATCAAGAGTGCTCCATAAAGGTTTTCTTTCTACTAAGTATCTATTAGATATAGATAATCTACCGGTATTATATGTATTTAATTTTGTAGATATGATATTTATTATTCCTGCATTAAGTATAGATGGAGCCAATACGTTTTCTAATTCCTCAATATTAGCAGGATCTTGTAGAGTATTAAATGTTCCCTTAAATAAAGTATTATCTAATTTACTAAGCGAATCTTTGATCTCTCTCTAACGTTTTTTTATAAATTCCTGTAAACCATTTATACCTTGTTTAGATATATCTATTCCATATTCAGTTTTGATTTCTTCGAGAGTTTTTTTACGCTGGTTAAGATCTTTATTTAATCTATCCAATACTCTGCCAGTAGCCCTAGTAACAATAGAGTTAATAATAGGAGCTCTAAATTCAGATAATTGTATTGCTGTCTAACCTTCAGCCAAACCGTTAGTATAACTCTCATACTACTGTTGAATGAATCTATTTAACGGAGAATCAATACTTTCATTAAATATCTGTTCTATTTTTTCTGTTACTTTCTTATCTGATAAGTCAGACAATTCAGAAGCTTCATCAAAACTATTAATTAATTCTACATGATTTTGTACGAACATCTCGAAATCTTTACCAGACTTACGATTTATTCCCAGTTCTTTTAGATTATTATTTATATCTTTGTTCTTATATACACCATATACTATACGAGAAGTTTCTATATCCTCGTCAATCATCTTATCAGTAACATCTGTGCCTTTATATCTCTTTAATTCTTCTATACTGTTACGTAAGTATTCAGGAGTATTCCCGTTACGATAAGAATCTAAAAATTGTGCTACTTTGAAGCTTCTATCTACTCTATCAAGATTTCTAGCAGAAAGTTCCTAGATACTTAAATCGGATTCAATCTGTTTTCTAGTTCTATTGATTTGCTATATATCAGGGCCAGCCCCCATAAGAGCGCCAACAAAACTACCGATTCCCATCGCTTTTCGCAACTAATCATCAGTATTATACATATCATTCCAATGTAGTCCATTGTATGCTAATGTAGCTTCAACAGCAGCCATACCAGATTGAATTACACCGTCTAAGAAACTATATGGAGATTCTACCTATGTACCATCTACAGGTATATATGAATATCTTTTTTGGAATATAGATTGTTGTCCTTCTTCAATTCCTTCAGATATGGCTCGTTTTCCAGTATGTAAAGTAAAGTTAGCTATAGACTCTAGAGCTCTCTTAGTTGCTACTTTCTACATTGGGTTATCGAAAACTCTGTCTGCAATCTTATTTGTTCTATCTTTTACTGCTTCTATTAATTTTCTAGTTCTAGCATTTTTCATAGCTGCAGTACCTATACCCTTAGCTATAGCTTTAGCTCCTATAGCATTATTTACTATTTTTCCAGTATAAGATAAACCAAAGTTCTACAGGTAATCGCTAAGCGCTAGAGCGTTATTACTTTGTTCTATTTCAGTAAGACCAACTCTAGCATCTTTAGCAAACTTATTATAGTTCTAATCACTAGTTTGAATATTATATGCTAATCCAAATTGAAGCTTTTCAAGGTCATCCATGGAGGATACATCATATCCTCTGGATTCCAATCCAAACTCATAATCTTTCATAACTTTATTAATGTCAAACTTATCAGAGTTCTCTAATAATTTTTGTGTATATGATGATAGTACTTCTGCAGCAGTTTCTTTATGTCTAAAGTAGGCTGTACTAAGTAGGTTAACTCCAGTTTCTCCTAATGCCCAAAGACCAGGATGTTTAGATGCTCTACCACCCCACTTAACAAGATGAGCTGTAGCCATAGTGGCTCCCATAGCTTGCAATTCTGACAAACTGCTACCAAGATGTGTTAATCCATACTTATATGTGCTAGGATCAAATAAAGAAACCTCTACTTCCTACCTCTATTTATCAAAAGCAGGATCAATTTCATCTGGATCATAAGTAATCCCCAAAGGTACTATTCCAAGTAGAGGATCATGCAACATATGCTTTGTTTTTAGAGCTTTCTGCTTAGCTTTAATTTCAGACTCCTTTTCAAATAGTGCCACATTAGCATCCTCTAAATTCTTGTTCAATCTATCTAGTTTGTTAGATAATTTAGCTGCCGCAGTTAGTCTATCGTTTAATTCATTATTAGTCTAATTCCAAGATAAGTCAATAATATATTGATTTCTATTATTCTACAATATAGAATTCATGACATCTCTAGATACAGCCTTGGGATACAATTGTCCAGGATGTGTAAACGCAGGTTCTATAGCCTAACCGTAAAATATATCTCTTATGTATGGATTAGTTTTAGCTGCTTCTTTTACTTGTTTTTCTAGCTCCTGTACCTCAGACATTACCTTAAAGTAATCTGGACCATCTACAGATAATTCTCCTAGTAATGTTTTTTGCTCTAAGTAACGTTTAGCAATCTCTATTTCCGGTATCCATTTACCTTCTGTTTCCCTTAACTCATTTACTCTAGCTTGAACATTTATAGATAATGCATCACGTACATTTATATTTACAGCCTGGTCTATATAACTAGAATCATTTCCGTTTTCTCCCTTATAGTTATCAGTAAATAATCCTATTACAGCCTTACTTAAATCAGAAGCAAAATCGTATGATGAACCTACACCAGGTAATTTTTTAGTGGATTGTTCTTGTTTCTCAGTTATTTCCGATTCTTCAAGTGAAGTATCATAATCTTGTATATTATAATCAAGTTCTTCTTCTAACTGATTCCAAGCTTCATCTCTAACAGCTCTAGTACCAGTCTAACCAACATCAAACGTATTTAAAGAGCTAATCCCCGATTCAGAGAAATCGGGGGCAGTTCTTTTATAGTTTATTCTATTATGACTTAAACTTGTTCTATCCATATTAATTATTCATTATCGTCGTCTATGTTACTATAAGGGAATCTCATACTTTCTGAGCGAATATTCTACATTACATTTACGTCAGTACCAACTTTTCTAGAATTTTGGAACTATATATCAGCGGCAACTGCTGCCTAACCAGAGCTAGGTATTACAGTAGCCACAGGTACCATAACGTATTCAGTATCATTCTTAGTAGTAATAGATTTACTATCTATATTATCTCTATTATCTAATCTTACTACTACAGACCCACTAGTATCACTATTATTCAAAGTTACTACTTCTAATCCCGCTTCTTTAACTGCATCATATAAAGATCTAGCATTTTCATCATCATCTTTACCAGAGGAAGTAAAGAATTTATCTTTATTAAATTGATTTAACGGAATAAATGCATATTTAGTTTGATAAGTTTGACCACCGTCAGTTACCTGTTTAGTTTCAGGAGATATAATAAAATTATTAAATTCTCCATTATTCCACATATCTGTAAATATGGCATTTCTTGCAGTTTGTGTGCCTAACTAATTAACATCTCCGAGCATACTAAATGCTAATTCATCTTGTAATATAAAGTCACTAGATTTCTTTCCGATGTAATTACCATTACTATCTTTTTTACCAGTAGTACCATATTTACCATATATATCTATAGCAGTATCTGGATCTAATGGAGAAGAGAAAGCATTTATTACATAATCTATAGCTGCATTTCTACTTCTAGTATGAGAGTACACGGATTCAAAACTATTACGCAATTTATCTTGCATTACACTAGGGTCTAACTATTTTAACACAGCATCTCGTCTATCTTTTGATAATACATTTATACCATGTCTAGTTACAGCATTCATTTCTTCTGGAGTCATATCTGTAAAATTCTCATATATTCTACGTCTAGAATCCATATGTACTTGTTCTGTAAGATTAAGTAAGTTATTAGGATTATTCTTAGCGGCTGCTGCAGCTCTAGCTTGTATTTTAGCACTTTCTATCCACCAGGGATCTCTCTGTGCCTGATCATAAGCAAATTCCCTACCTGCGGTGATAAGCGTCCTATTAAGTTGCTCTTCAGCGTCTTGTATACTAAAACCTTGTCTTTGTAGTATCTCTAAATGCTTTTGATATTCTGGAGTATTCTATATACTGGATAAATTTCTTTGGATTTCATAATCTGTTCTATCAGTAGAAACTCCTTGATGAATCCATCCATCCTTAACTCCCATGAAACTAGCTTTCAAATTATCCACGTACGGTCTTACCAAATCTACTTCAGATTTATAAGCTAAAGGAGCCACGTCATTAAATATACCGCTATCTACTGTACTATAATTAGTAAAATCCACATCGTGCCAAAGAGGATTATACATTCCCTTCATCATTAATTCCTAATTAGCCTTTTGCCTTGCTAGCATTCCTTCTCTACTTTGTCTTAAATTACTAAGAGTAGCATAATCAAGATTAGCAATACGAGAGTTCAATCTAGCTCTAAAGTTAGCATCCTTCATAGCATCTGGATTAGTAGCAGCTTCGTCTATTAAGTCTCTTATCTTTCCTAAAGAGTTCTCGTAGTATCTCTAAGTATCTACAGCAGAAGGAGATTGAAATTCTCCAAACTTACTGACAGTATTGGTAAATTCATTAGCGGCTTGTTCAACGGCTTGCCTTTGAGCCTAACCTATTCTGTATAATTCACCAAAATTAATTGGTACATAGGTATTCATTATAGGAGCTTCTGCAGCTCTATCATATCTATTGGCTTGCATCATTTACCTCCTTTTCTACTTATTGTATTACGGTTAGAATTCATCATAGCTCTGAGATCATCCTCAGTAAAACCAGCTTGTAAGAATCTTTGGTACAGAGGCCACATTTCCATATCTCTAGCTTTCTGGTTACGCATCAATTCTCTATTCTGAGCCCATTGACTTAACTGACTTAAACCAGCTCTACGGATGTTTCTAGTAGTAGCTCTGTTTTGAGCATTGGCCTCGTTAGCTATATTTGTAGCATTAACCCATTGCTGTCCTAAACTATTCATAGTATTGGCATAATCACCTAAGTATTGGTTATTAGCATTACTTTCTTGGGATCTTAAACTAGCTATAGCTCTATCTGTATTAACAGCTGATTGTAATCTATAAGCTAAGTTGGCTCCTGTATTAGTATTAATTTGGCTAGCATTATAATTACTAGTAGCTCTATTACGATTTAAATCTTCAATGGCAGGATTAATATCATATCTACGTCTACGCATAGTATTAGTAATACTAGTAGCATAAGGGTTATATACTGCATCAACTATTTCAGGTCTACTGGTAAATAGATTAGACATAATAGGAGTTAAAGAAGCTATACCTGATAAAGCGCTTCCCACTTTATTGAACAGTTTATTACGTCTATCTGCTCTAGTTTCTCTATAACTAATATCATTAGGAGTAGCACTAGGAGAATCTACAGCATCATAATCTGTATCATATACAGATTCTACTGATGGAGCCTCATACCAAGTAAACGGTAACTCTGGTTTATCTTCATCAATTAATCCTATATTCGTAGAAGTAGAAGTTGCCTTACGTCTACGTGTTGGAGTACTAGTACTTACAGTAGCTGTAGTCGATGCAGGTTGTGTATTATTAGGATTAACTGGTACATGATACCATTGATTATTACCAGTTCCCCACTGCACTCCAGCACCCCATTTACGATTAGGATTATAGATAGCATCTACTATTCTATCTCCTAAACCAGTTTTAATCTCATCACCTAAAGCAGCTGCTTGTATCTACTTAGTCTTAGGTTTAATACCTTTACTTTGTTTAACAGATTCCTATATAGCAAACAACTGATCATGAATCATATTATTGTTCATTTCATTTAGTTTTGCTGCATTCTCTGCAAATCTGTCATTATACTTACTTTTCTTTTTTGCCATCATTTTCTCACCAAGTTGTGCAAATGTTTCTTTTCTACCAGGTACTTTAAGCTTATCGCTTAATACTCTACTGCCTTCAGGTAAACTAACTAAATTACTGTCAGTAGGTTTATTATTCTCTGGTACTTTACTTATACTTCCGTCCGGAGTCTATATTAATTCACCGTCATCTACGTAAGCTAAAGAAGAAGACATTCCTCCATTAGCCATAGTATCTGTATTCATCCCTATCATATCATCATATGCTTCACTTTGTAGATAATTAGTACCTTGCACAGCAGCTCTATTACTATATGCATTCTTTTTAATAGCAGCTCTCTTTCTACGTAATCTTCTATTACCGAATGCTCCAATTAGACCACTACCAAGACTACCTTCATCATAATCCGTAAATGAAGTCATTCTAGCTTGTTCACCGGATCTACCTATTAAACCTATACCTGCACCTACCGCAGCACCGACTGGACCAGCAACCTTAAAACCAGTAGCTGCACCATTAGTTATATCACCTATAGACTGCGCAACAGCTTGTCCTCCTGTAGTAGCGTTAGATTTCTAAAAAGGAGTAGTTAAAGTATTTAATATATCGGGAGCATTTCCAAGCACATTGTTTCCAATTTCTTTGAATTGAGTTCCAAATGCATATGCTGGTACTTTTGTTTTCTTTTTACTTTTCATATCAAATTAATGAATTTCTGTATGTTGTTGTAATCTATGGTATTTCAAAAGTATGATCTATATCAGAATCTAACTCATAATCACATATAATATACTTACCTCGTAACCTAGCAGGTAACGATAATGTATCTTCATTCTTATCTGCTCTAGGTATTGGGAATCTAAATGTATCTTCTCTATAATCAGTTATTATATGTTGCTCAGGTGTAATAACATTACCCTCTTCATCAAGCTTCTCTTCAGTATGTTCTCTAACTGATTCTTGATGTTTAGTACTGAATTTCATATAATCTATGATATCGTCCTTAATAGACTCTTGATTACCATCTCTAAACTCTCCTTGTAATCTAACATTATCAAATACTTTAGTATAAGGAGCATTCTTATTAATAACTATTTCTAATTTAGCTTTTCTATCCAAAGGAGTTAATCCTATTACTCCAGTATCATGTATAGTGTGCAATTCATTATCTTTTATTGCTACTACTCTATCAGAAATAGGTAACGACCATTTAGGGTTAAATGTATAGAAAGATGTAAATCTACCTAACTACTCATTAAATATTAATGGTTTGTTTAATATGTTAAACCATACCTCATTATACTTCTTATCAAACAAGGACATAGCTTTTGTTCTATCTTCCTTAATGTTTTTATTAAAGTAAGATTGTACTTGCTTTTCTTTAGACAGCTAACTTACTTGTCCGGTATAAGAACATAACTCATTTTTATCATAATCGTACCAATATAGTACATTATCTGAATTAATTATGCTCTTATCATTCTTAATAGAAGAACCGTTAGTAGTAGTTACATAATCAAATCTGCTAAGTATACCGCCAGTGCCTAATACTAATTGATTAACATTATCATCAGTAATAAGTGATCTTTCATTAACAGAAGCTATACCTAATCCTGTATTCTAAAAATAAAACAGTCTGTCTTTAAATACTTTAAGATTAGTTATACTACCCCATTGATTATCTACATCTAAGTAATCAGCTACTTTAAATTTAGACCATTGATCTATTACTTCATTATTAGTTTTAGCCTGTGATGTTAATATTCTGTTAGTATATTTAACATCCTTATCAGCATACATAGAATTAGGTACATACAGTTTACCAGTATTCTATGTTGAGTAAACAGAGTTATATACAAAGTAAGGAAGATCCTGTACATGTATATCTTGCATCTATGTAGGCTCTAACTATAACCAAGAGTCTGCAAAGTTTGAACTGGTTACGGTTCTATGAATCTAATCACCGTGAAATAAATTCATATTAATAGAACTTTCAAATGGTATATAAGCTCCTATGTAATTCTTCATACCATCCCATTCCTTAGCATCAGGCAATTGGAACAACATAGTATTAGGATAATCTAATAAACTTAAATAAGTATCTCCTCCAAATACGTATTTGCTGTCGTGCGCTGCTATACTTATGTATACAGAATTCTATCTAGATGAAAACGTATTACCACCATATATAGAATTGCCATCACGTTTAATATTAAATACAGGAATAGCATTAGTAGAATCAAATGGATGAAGCTCTGGATATTTGTTAGTAGGTACACTATTAAAACCTGCAAATGTTTTACTTAATTCAGGTACATGAGCTATAATACACGGACCAGCTGGGCCTTGTAATGATTGATTATCATTGTGAATAAAGTCAGACATAGAATAATTAGTATAAGTTCTATTACCAACATTTATTCTTTTAGCTACTACATCTGGAGCTCCATACATATTGTAGTCTATGTTAGGTGGGTATTTAGCATCTTCTATATATGATATATCTTGGGACTGACCAAAGGTTGGAATAAAATATTTAGCTATAGATGCTCCACGATATACCTTCTTGCCTCTACTATCCTAATAAGGAAATCCTACTGCTAATACATTAAGATCCCATCTTCTACCATAACCTACGTATGGTACAGTATCTTGTTGTAATACTTCGCCGTTTATTTGAGTAACGTAATCTGCTGCAGCGAATATACTACGGCTTACACTGTTACCTATAGTATTACCATTAGCGTAGTTGTCTTTAAAATCATCAAATTTGCTATCGTTTACTTTTCCACCAACGAATGGGGAATAGTATGAACCAATTCCATCTAAGTACACACTTCCTTCAAATAGTCTAGTTACATCATCCCCTTGTACACATATCTCTGGAGATACAAGGCGTATATAGTCATTTGCCCTCATAGTAAGGGAGAAGTTACCAACGTCTTCAGCTGTACCTGTTGATATTGCTAGCTGTTCACCAATTAAACTACAGAAGAAAGGAGTAGGTCTCATTTCCAAACTACTATCTAATTCAGATCCTTGACCAACCCATTTGTCCTACTCTTGAATTCTATACTCGTACACGTAACTGCCCACAGTCTGCATGAGTACAGTTCTATCACGCTCAGTTCTATCGCAACGAACTATTTCATAACTTACTGCACCAACAGGCATTTTCTTTACTTTAAATTCTATACCCAAAGCATTACCTATAAGAGTATTGTTCTCATATCTAAACGGAGGCATTTGAGAAGCATGAGGCATTCTAATGTCACCTATCCAGAGTACAGGAGAAGCTACAGATTTATCATTATAGAATATTATACCAAATCTATATATTTCATCTCTCTAGTATCCTCTATAATTAGCAGCTATATATGGATCAGCATAATTGGGTATATATGGATTATTCTTCTGTTCTTCAGTAGGCTGTACTATTTCAGGCATTTTATTATCGCCTCTATTTATATATCTAGTATTATTTCTAACAGTAGGTACATCCATACTACAGGATTGATCCAATCTAAACTTATCTTGTTTACTACTTAGATTTATATCTGTAGTTACAAAGGAATACTCTATATTAATACCGTAACCACCTAATTCACCATCTTTATTGTATATATATGTATTCTAAGAATTAGATGCATCTTTTGTATACTTTACATTATTAAATGGATTTATACAATCATGAGTAGTAGGAACACGTTTGATAGCTTCATCATCTGTTATAGACAGACGAATGTTATTACTATCTAAACTAGATAATAGCTACACACTCCCTTCTGAATTAGCTCTGTAAGCTCTAGCATCATAGTCATTACCATCTTCATCTTCTGGCATCCAAGTGTTTTCTGTTATATTAGCAGCAAATAACCTGTTCTGCATCTTAGCAAGAGTCTATGCTATAAACTGATAACCAGTCATAGCATTAAATTCGTCTACAGATATATCACTTAAAGTAGCCCCATAATCTACATACTGTATGCTTGTTTGACCATCAGGTATATCTATTTCATCTACTATACTAATAGTAGGAGTAGAATTATTCTGTTCATAGAATATACGAATTACTCTTAACTTATTAAAGTCCTAAAGTGATAATTCAGTAGATAGCATTACTGATTTATTTGATGCTTTATTTAGACCAGTACCTTTATATTCAGAACTACCTTGGTTAGTTACACTATTTGTTAAGTGAATTAACTCACTCATTGGAGAAGTAACAGTTTCAGTGCCATGCACATTAAATAACTGATAACAATATGTTACCATTCCAGCTTTAAGATTACCTTCAGATAACCAACGGAATTTAAACGGCAATAAACTTACTACTGGAGTTATTTCTAATGAACCAGGATTGATTATGTTACCATTCTCATCTATAAGATTAGAATTATCTATATACTTATTACTCATTATGTTAACAATCTTAATAGGACTGTTTCCATCAGTAAAGTATATCTTTATATTAGTATCTGATTCATAGTTACCTACAATACTTAGTGTGGGATTTTTAGATAAATCTTCACATAATCCTAAAGCTCCTTTACATACTAATTTGATTTGAGGCATGTTGGTATCGAACCCCATTAATCTATATATCTTATTAATATTATCAGATGTTTTAGTTATTACTACTGCAATATCATTTATAGTAGTAGTACCTATTATCGTCTCATCTTTAGGTATAATAGTATCGTATCTTCTAGGATTCTCTATACTTTGTAATACTCCTGTAGTTCCTCCATCATTAGTGATAACACGAACATCCTCAGCATATCTATACTGAGTATCCGGTACCAAATTTACGTCCTAGTCCATATTAAGACCACCCGTAAATGTATTAACTTGTGCAGTATTACTTATCATATTAATCTTAATGCGCTATCTTGGTTATATAATATCTATTCTTCGCCACTAGTAGAAAAGAATGTATCGTGTTCATTCATCTCCGGGTATAACTTATGCCAGGTATTCTTTATCGATTCTATTTCATCTGGTCCTGGAGACATAGCTTCAGCATAAGCCTATTTGCGATAAAAGTTCCAACTATTTCTCATATCATAGTAATCTTGTTGGCTTATCTATCCTTTTAATTTAAGGGGATAAAAGTGTTTAACTCCCAGATACCATAATAAAGCTTCTTTATAAGATTCTAAGTCTGGTATCATTGGCATACTATCTTCATCAGTATATATAGCATAATAGGATATCTTAATGTATCCTCTAGGTACATTAGTCATTATATAACCAGGTTTAGTCATATACTATAGATCGTAACTATACATAGTACCATCTTTATGCCCTATTCTATTACCTAGATATCTACCGTTTACTGTAGGTACTGTGTTCTAGTTTATTAATGCGCTTAATGTTTCTCTAAGGTTATTATCCTCATTTAACTTATCTAATGCTTCTCTATCATTAGTAAGATTAAACATATTCTTAACTAATGGAAACATGACAGCATCCTGTACTAACATACAAGCTTTACTACAACATTGATTATCATGAGATACACCGAAACTAGATGTAGCTTTTCTCATAGGTAACCATCCTCCATTACAACAATATGAGTATGCTACCTAATCTAATTTGTATAAATCACACGGCAACGATACTTGATGGCAGTCTATTGGAAGTATTTCTACTTTGTGCTCAAACTACTATATAGCCCCAATCTTAAGCATTCCTTCAAGCAGCCACTCCTTCCAATCTGATATTCTTATCTAGTCCTCCTATAAATTAAAATCTGCAATAGCCTTTGCTATTACAGTTTTAGAGGATATCATTCTGTTATTTATCATAGTTCTATATAGTCTCTTATACGATTTTTAATTATTTTACAGAGGTCCCTCTTATTATCTCTTGAAGCTATAAACTAATACTTAGTTTTATTAGTAAGTAGACTATCTTTCTTTGACCAAAAGAAACGGTATTTCCATCCATTACTATGTTCATTAAGTAAATAAATTGGCTTACCTAATTCTTTTGTAGCTTTCCAGTCCCATCTAAGACTCTTACCTGTGAATTCTTTTGGTTGATGTTTGATGATTTGTAAAGTACCTAATCTACATGGAAACTTAAACTCTTTACAGTTGTACATTACTTCATCTCTAATGTACTAAAAATAGTCATTAATAATGTTCTTATACGTCTATAAGTCAATATCATATGGCGTATTAGGTTCTATGTACTATTTATAGCTCTCATAGAAATCAGTAGTAGTATAACTCTTTCTCTAATATTTCATATATTAATTATTTATCACTAACTCTGTTCTATGTATCATCATGCGCATCATTAGTATCATCACTAGGCATAGTAATCATAAAACGTAATTCTCTCTCTAATATCATCTATGTAATAGTTGGTATCATTGCAGATGGTATAGGGAACTCACTATCTGGATCAAAGCAAGCATTAAGCTCTGTAGGGTCTTCAGCTATTACATCTACACTGATATACTCTAGCTGATTAGAATCACCATCTACGTATATTCTATTGTTCTTAACCCATGCAATATAATCTTTACACGTAGCTTTTCTATACTTCTATAATTTAGCTTTAGTACGACTGCCTATCTAAATTATATTACCAAACATATCACGTACATTTATTACTCCAGGTCTATAGTTAAAGTCTATTAACTTAGGGAGTTCTTTATCTCCCACATAAGTAAAGTAACCTGGTACAGTTTCTTCACGGTCTAAATGGATAGGTTCTATAGTAGTAAGATAAGCTTCGCTTACATCGTGCCCTTTATCGATCTACTATTTTATCAACATAGATCTATATCCAATGACCCATTTCTCTATTTGAGCTCTGTTTAAATGTTCAGACTCAGCTACGTTGTTATTACGAGCTATGAGCAGTATATTATCAATTATTTCATTAAGCGTCATTATCAAATCTCCATTTATAATTTAACACTCTGTTAATCTTCCCTAAACAATTTTTTCTTATATCTACTTCTCTATTAATATTGCCATATACCACCTTTGCAGCATAACTCATAGAATCCCATGTATCAATATAATTATCACTCAAATCAAACCTATGTACTTTGGTTCCCCTACTTTTTCTATATTTTTCCATTCGAGTGCCATAATTCAAATTATACTTTGCATCACACCATTCTAGATTGTTTACATTATTGTTGTGTGGATTTTCGTCTTTATGGTTTATATGTGGCAAATTATTTTCATTACTTAAAAAAGTAATTGCTACTAATCTGTGCACTCGATATCTTTTTCTATTCTTGTTAATATTGTATAAACCTACAGATAAGTAATCATTCCTATCTACTTTAGGAATTAATATTTTCTCAGGAAAACTGTGCCATCTTCCATGAGTCCCATCATACCACTCCTCCCAAGTTACTCTACCAAGACTTTTTATTCTTCCTAATGTACTAGCTTGATATAAACCTTCGTAACCAGGAATATCTTTCCATTCTTCTTTTAATGACATGTCTATTTATTTTAATAACGTTATAAGCCATATAACGCATTTTAAGACTGTTATAGGCACTTTCTATTATTAGTAATACAATCCTTTAATTTAAGTAATAGCGGTCTTAAAAAGGCTTAAAATAAAAAAGGTTGATCTTATTGACCAACCTTATCCATAGCATTCTTCATATCCTAAGGGAGCATTTCCTTCATAGGTGGTGGAACCATCTAATTAGCTTTCCTTATTATGTTTTTTAATTCGTTAACTTCTTTTTGTAAAGCTATTATTTCATCGTTTTCTTTTGCAGGCTTATCGTTTATTCCTAACTTATCTAGGAGAGCCTAACATTTAGCCATCTCTTCATCACATTTAGCTATTGTCTCTTTTCTCTATTTGTACGTATCATATTGGTTACGTACTACATTTATAATTTCCTATTTATCTGTAGATATAGTAAGACCTAATGCACTATCAGTAATAACTGATTTATTCTCAGGTATAGTGAACTTTTTAGTTTCTCCGTTGCACTATATAGTTATATCTACTATTCTCTTTCTAGGCTGATTGGGCATAGGAAATTGCCCAGGTGGTAGTGGTTCATCATATACTGCACTTACTTGAGTAACAGAACCTTCATTATACTCAGTAGTCTTTTTGAATGTCCCAACCACTTCTATTATATATACTTTATCACCTATATTTAATTGATTGAATAACATAATAAGTTAGTTTTAAGGGGCTCATTTAGAGCCCCAATTTGTATTAAGCTGCCGGTGTAGCCGGTACTACTATATGATTAATTACTTGGAAGATTCCGTCACATTTGTTATAGTATATAAGATATCTGTTACCAGTTGTAATTTCATTATTTGTCATTTGAGCTCCGGAACCATTTAATAGAGCTTTTGCTCCAGTAGATGTAATAACTGTAGTTGTATTATCAATCTATCTATTAGTAAAGCTAGTAGGATCTAAGAATACTAAATCCGTAGGAGTAGCTGCACTAGCAGGAGTAGATGTTACATGCAGTATAAATAAACCTTGGCATGGGAGTTGTCTCCACAGTTTAGGACATATACCATAAGTAACTGAAGTAGTCGTAGTATCGGTAGTAACATAGTTAGTTCTCAATACTGGAATACCAAAATTATCTACAGTTCTTACTCTACCTCTATTAAAGTAGTTTAAAAAAGGATAAAACATAGCTGCCTCCTTTCTTATTAGCAACCGCATCCGCAACCGTTATTATAACCGTAGCCGTAGCCGTAGCCATAATCATTCAAGCCACCTTGATACCCATAAGGATTACAAGTCAAGTAAGCAGGAACCGGAACGGGACGAATCTAGTTAACAATGTTTGCAGTTTGAGCTTGCTGAGAAGCAGACAACTGTAAAGCTTGTTTATCTTCACGCAAAGCATCGATCTTATTCTGCATTTCTCTCATTTCGAGTTGACAGAACTTATCATTGATAATTTGAGTCTGCGCATCTATCTTAGCACCTACAATATTAAACTTAGATGCATTATCAGCCATTAAAGAATTGAACCCATTAGTAATAGCGTTCTGCAGTGTGTTAGTCTGATTGCATACAGACAGCTGATTTTCATAACCCATCTTAGTGATGTTGTTATTTACACCGCTAATAGATTCTCTAACATTGCAGCAGCAGCTAGCTAACTGAGAAGCCAAGCTTGCATTACCAGAAGTAATAGCATTGATTACTTCACAGCTAGACAACTTAGTATCGCAAGAGATCTGACTTACTCCAGAATTGATAGTATTAAGAGCTGTCTGAACAGAATTAATATCACAATTCAAAGTAGTAGCTAAGCTATTGATGGCATCTTTGTTACCGTTAATAGCCTGCATCAACAGATTAGTGTTAGCGTCACTGTTCAGTTCAGAAGCAAGAGCACCAGCGTTACGTCCGCCGAAACCATTACCACCGAAACCACCCCAGCAGAAGAAGATCAAAATGATCCAAATCCACCACCAACCGCCGTTTCCACCGAAACCACCGTTGTTCATCATAGCCATCAAAGCAGCCGGATCCATACCTTTATTAGCGTTTTGCATTAGAGCAGCAAGACCAGCGTCAATACCGCGATCCTGCACAATAATTCTATCTTCTAACATAATTGATTTAATTTAAAATTGATTTTTATTAATATCTAACGTAGCGAACCGCTTTGCCACGTCCATATTCTGAATAAGGTTCGTACTCTTTTTCTCTTTCGAGCATACGTTCATAATCGTCTTCATAGTCTCTAGCTCTGCTAGTAGAATATACTCTACGACCACCACGCATCATACCACCTCTTCTACCACCTCTACGGAATAAGCCTATGCGTTCAAATTCGTCATCATCGTCATCTTCGTATTTTTCACGCTTTTCAACTTCTTCCTCATAGCATTCCATTTCAGCTTGTCTGATCTTATCACACATAACGTAAATATAGTAATACCACATCTTACCTTCATCAATGTCTTTGTCATTGATCCAAGCTTTTGCCAATTCAACAAAATGTTTAGTGCTATTAGAATTAGTCATACTTATAATTACCTTATAGTAATCAGAATAAACCATGTTAAGTGCTACGAACCAATCATAACGATTAAATCTGCTACCCAGATTTATTCCGTATTGACTAGCTAATGCGGTAGTTTCTTCTACAGACCAATGTGGTCCACGAGTACCATCCTCATTTTCCATTTTACTTACAGCTTTACGGGCATGTTCCTCATTGAAGTGAGGACCGTGTTCTGCTTCGTAAGCCTTTACACGAAATATTCTATGCATATTATTATTGATTAATATTATTGAATATATTGATTATTGTTTAGGTAACTCGATTACACGAGTATCAGTTACCTTGATTATTGGGTTACTGTTAACTATCTGATATTTTTTGGTACGTATCTTCTTCCAATCAAAATGGAAGAACCTAACGAAAGCATTACGATATTTGTTTTTATATTCTTTTTTCTCTTCTACAAACAAAATCTATTGATTCTTAATATCTAATGTGGCTTTAAGGATTGAGTCCTTTCTACTAACTATGATAGTTGTTAATGGATTAATTTTAAGTTCTTCGTCAAAATCTATTAGCCTGTGTTTTATAATAGTTCTAACAGAATCTTTAATCTCAGTATTGATTACATTTACATCAGTTAGGTTCTTGTCTTTGATTTTAAGCTTTTTCTAAGCATCCTTAGCTTCTTTTAATAAACTATCATTACTAGTATTTAGTTCTTCTATAGTAAGCTATAGTACTCTGTTTAACTATTCTTTCTAGGACGCTAATTGCTCGTAAGCTCTAACATTGTTAGTTATTCTGTCAATCTCTTTATTCTTCTTTTGTAGCTAATGGTTCTAAACAAAAACAGTCGCAATAAGTAAACTAACTAAACCTACTGCGACTGCTCTGAAATTCCTTGTAAACCAATTAACTAACTAATTCAGTATTGGAATCATCTGGTAATTCTTTATCTAATGATATATCTAAATATTTCTCTCCTTTTGCTTTTATAACCTTCTTGAGGATTTTCCATATTTTCCATTTAGGATATAAGTCGCTAAATGACTCTAGTAACGACCAAAACTCAACTAAGGCTATCATTCCTGCTACTATTTCTACAGCGTGCAAGTTAATAGAGGTTACTACCAGCTAATCTATTATTGATGCACTAGTTATTGCTACTGCTGCATCTCTAGTCTTCCATATAGTTTTCCATGCTTTATGTGATTCAATCTTAGGATGCCCATATTTTTTAGAGACTTTATAACCATAGATAGCATCAAGTAGTATCAATATACCGACAGCAGTGATAGGAACCCATACAGGTGCGAATATAGAAAGTAGCCCAGTTATAACAGAAGCTACGCATTTATCCGCACTACTGAACATGTTCTTAAATATTGACATAGTATGTCCTCCTAATTGTTGGTAATTCATAGATAGTAGCTGATAATAAAAATCAAATAAGCCCTGACAGATTAAAAGGGGAGTAAAATCTGAGAGGGCTCGAAATTCCGTTTGAGATTATAATTATATAACGATAAGGTTTATTTAAGGTTTCTGTTTTGAAAATCTTCTTGCATAAACTAATAGCTCTTTATAGCGTAATATTTTCTTTAATAGATTAATACCATTACAATGTTTAAGCCATCCTATGATTTACTCACGACTGCAACCTTTTATTGGTTAATTAAAACCAGTTTTCTTCAGATTCTATAGAATCCAATTGTTCATAATCCTCATCATTTAACTCTAATGTAGCTGGAGCAGCTGGCAATGCCGGTTCACCATAGAAGGTAATTCGAGTCCCGACAAGAGCACCGGAATAGCCCAACCCAGCGTCAGAAGACAAAGCGAACACACCCGCAGCAGACCCATTGCCCGAGCAACCGCCGATTAGAAGAGTTCTAGGTGTAGCTATAGCACTAGTCCAGTGATAATCACAATAATAAGTTGTAGCACTAGCTCCATTTCCTACTACAGTTGGGAATAGATCTGCCTAATTATTATTAACGAGTTTTTTTACATATTGACCAGCAATTGTACTTTCTTTAAAGTCTTGTAATTCATAACCTGCTGCAATTAATTGCTCTGCAGTAGGATTAGTTCCTCCTTCAAATGTACCAAACTTAGTATAATCTTTGCAGATGTATACACTATTATCAGTACCAGCAACTACTACATCAATTACATTCTTCCATACATGACCAAATGGATTCTCAATACCACGGTATCTAGGAACATTAACTACCTTAGTACCAGTAGACGTACCCTCTGCATTAGTATTAGTATGTGTATATTCGATTATACCAGTACCGTTACCTAATGAATTAGTAGTACCGCAAGGTACAAATGAATAAGTAGTAACTCCATTTACAGTTACAGTTCCTGAAGTTACTCCATCACCCAAACCACCTTGATGATAACCTTCTGCAGTTAAATTAGCATTAAATGCTTTCTGGCTATTCAATGTAGCATATTCTACTACGAATAACCAAGTGAGATCTCTGTGAGCATCATAAGTATAGATATTCCAGTTGTTAGTTCTATTGTTATTTCTAGCCATAGTCTGGAATTCTGTTCTAGTTTTGCTTATTATAGGAGCAGTATTACGAACTTGAGTTCTTAATAAATTATTATGACTCGAACTATCTAGATTTACACTTCCCTCGTATGCACCGATATATTTCTTCTCTACTTTAGTGTAACCAGGAAGATTGTATTCGCTCATACGGATTTCAACTGTATTATCTGGAGTAGCTATAAGTAATCTATAATGTTCTGGAATTTCTACAAAAGTTCACTCTCATTTCTACTGAGCTTACCAATCTCTTCATCAAGAGTAACAGCTGCACTTATAGCACTAGGACTATTTGCTAAGTAATTAGTACTTGATAAGTCAGGCATTTCATTAGCTTCAGTTAAACCTACTTTATCATTTACTTTAAGTATTGTACTTCTAAGCTCTGTAATATCCGCATTTAAAGCTGTCTCTAAACTGTCAATATTACCTTGAAGTTCTGTATCCTTAGCTTTGAGTTCTTTCACTGCATTCTCTCTTGCAACTTTTTCATCATTGATTGCATCAGGAAGAGTCTCGTTGATAGCTAACTTTTCAGCACCAGTCATTAAACCAGCAACAGTATTAGTAGCAGGAGTAATAGTAATATCAGCTAAAGTAGACTGTACATATTTACCGCCGCTCTTTTCTACTCCAGTAAGACTGATAGTAATGTTATTAACATCAGTCTAGTCTAATTGGAATGTACTCAGCAAGTTATCAGGCATAGAGTTAACTACATTCTCCATAGCTTTACCCTTACCACCATCATAAGCAGTACCAGTAATATCACCAATAATAATAGCATTAGAATCGATGTGTACCCATTGTGAACCGGACCATCTAAACTGGTAACTTACTTCACCAGGAGTTACATTAACATATATTTTATCTCTTTCACCTACTATAGGAGTTTCATGTTCAGCATCTGCGTATAACTGTATATTCTAAAGTACTCCAGTAGGAGATACAGTATAAGTAGCATATGCATCCATTACATCATCAACATATGAAGGCAATTGACTAGCAGGTACTTTACCATTACCATCAAGTTCAGCAAGACCATTAGGTTGACCCTTTAATGCTTTGAAGTCTTGTAAGTCTTCATTTACATCATCAATCTTAGTATCCAGTCTATCTACTTGAGCTTTTACAGCAGCATCACCTTTATTAATAGCATCTACTATACTACTGCCTTTAAAATAGTTATTACTACTATTATCAGGCAGAGATATAATGTCACTATTCTTATCATAGTTTAAACCAACAGATTGTACAATCTCTTTAATGTGAGTCCATTGGTCTACATTAGCATCTCTATTCAGTGGTATCCACTTCTTAAGATCAGGACTATATGACTTAATAACATTACCAGTACTGTCTGTTGCTAAGTCAATCCAATAAGAAACCTCTTTAGGATTTGGAGCATACTTAGATGCTATGAAATTAGGATTTTCTTGTTTAACCATATTTGCAAATATTTAATAATTAAATAATCTCCTGTTCTGGAGTATTCCATTCAGGTGAATTAGTAATATCTTGTTTATCTCATCATTCTTTAAAGAATCCACTAGGGGCGCTTACTTTATTAAATACTACACTATCAGTAGTAGCTAATGATAACTGAGCTCTAGTAACTACATGAGGATTATCTCTTCTAGAGGCATGAGTATCAATATCACCTTGTGCTTTAGTAATTAATTGTTTAAGTTCATTAATCTGAGATTGCAGGTTATTATCCGCATTAGTTCTATTCTAAATCTCCTGATTAATTAATTCAGTAAGGTCAGTAACTTTACCATCTACATAAGTCTTAAGTTCATTCTTAGCCTTAGTAATCTCACTATTTATATAGCTTCTTAAATCGCTAATTTGCTGATCAATCTTACTATCTAACTCTTGTATATTCTGAGTTAATTCAGTAATCTTTTGTTGAATAGAACTTAAATCTCCGCCTATTACTTCAGTTATATCTCGACGTATCTCTTCAATACTAGAATTGATATTAGTAATATCTTGATTTATATCATCAATGTTATTATTGATATCTGTAATATCCTACTTAATACCGTTAATTTCATTTCTAATATTACTAATCTGGGTAGTTAACTCTTCTACTTTCTGATTAATATACTACCACAGTTTGTTAACTTCCTCTTTCAGTTCATCTTTAAATTCAGCTAATTCATTTCTGATTTCAGTTATAGAATCATTAATAAACTGTTCTATCTAGTCAAGAGCTTCATTAATATAATCAATGATAGTATCTACTTGCTTATCATTCAAATCAAGCATCTCCCATGTATTAGTATCATTACGATAATATCTAATACAACCACCATAGTAGTTAGAAGTAACGTCAATCCAATAATCTACTTCTAGAGGATTAGGCTGCGTATCTGATGCTCTAAATCTAACTATCTCTCTCTGTAACATATGTTATGCTTTAAATGTTGTTATTTTATCTTCTGTGCCATCATCATAGCAATCTATGTGACACCACGATACTCCCTCCTCTAAACGTACTTTACATGGCAATAATAAAGGTTTAGCCTTTATTATCTCTCTTACTTCTTCTGCAGTCTTATCATCACAAGTAAAGTCAATTGCGTTACCAGTCGTGTGACCGCTAACATATACATTCTTCTTACTCTTTACTAAAGGACACAAGTTACAACGCATACCTCTTTGATGCATATTACCAATATTAATATGCATTGGCATACGTAGTATATCTGTACGTAGACATAGTAATACATGTAGTAACTAAGTGCTTAAAAACATCCATGACTATTCCCCAAATCTACTATATATGTGATTACATACTAACTCTTTTACATCAAAGTAAGGTTTAAGCTGTTTAATTATTTCTTCTCTCGGCATCATTGTTATTCATCATTAGAGCATCACCAACTAGATTGGCTGCTACGTTCATACCAAATTGTTTAGTATCATTATCTATCTCACTTACCTTCACGTTGATTTGAAGGAGCAGAAGATATATCTGCTCCAACAATTCTCTATCTGTCATATGTGCTAAATACGGATTCATTAGAAACTAATAGTTTGATCTCCTGTTTGTAACTAGAACGATTTAACTAACTTATACCTACCATTCTCACGTACATATATATTCCCTATATTCCCAGCATAAATAGTTCCTCTATTAATAGTTAAACCATTAGAAGTTTTCCATGTGAATGTATTAGGTACTATAAAACCTAAATATGCAGTTTCATCTTCTACTGGCGTTTGACCAGGAGGGAATAAGTAAGCAGTACTATAAGTAATACTAGTTAAAGTAAGCTTATTGTCAACTACCTATTGCCCTGCTTGGATAACATTTGTAAATACTTGAGCACCACTCTCTGCTTGAGTTAAAGTAATCTTAGCACTTCTCTAGTTAGTTGTTAAGTTCTATGCTACAGTTATATATGTAGTGTTGGTTGTAGTTCTTGCAGCATTAACCCAACTTGCGTTTGACGAGAATTCATAATCTAGAGATTCTGTAGTTTCACTACCGTCGCTTTTAAGTACAGTCTTATAAGATTCCACTGTAAGAGTCTCATTAGTTTCTGCTGCAGTTACACTTAAATTCGTTGGAGTTACGTTAAACGTATATGTAGGAGTATAACCGCTTTGAGTTATCTCTATAGATTGAGTCTTACCAGATTCATTCTATGTAAATACTAGAGTAGTACTTCTAGTACTAGAAGTAGTGTTTTTCAGTATCTCTACAGTTATTTTTCCAGTTGTAGATACAACTACCCAATCAGTACCACCAGAAGTTAAACTATAGCCTATATTACTACCATTCTTAGTAGATACTGTTCTTGGTATGAAAGAGGCACTACTATATGGAGCATCATATGTATTTGGTGTTATTGTAAATACATACGTATCTGCTACGTATGCATCTTGACTAACATTAACGGTAAGTGTCTTACCAGAACCACTCTGAGTTAATACTACTTCTCCACTTCTTGCAGATCCGCTATTATCAGATGCACTGATAGTCACTTTACTACTAGTAGTAGAAGTAGTTATCCAGCTAGGTTTACTAGACACACTCCAAGATTGACTACTACCATTCTTAGTAGATATTACAGGTATATTGGCAGCAGTTCCATTAGCAGAGAAATCCCACGGGAAGTTTGCACTAGTATCTGAAGTACTACCACCTTCCCAAGTAAACACATAATTATCTGCAGGTGGAGTATACCCTGTTTGGGTTAATTCAGCATAATCTCGTTTACCAGATTCATCCTAATCAAAATATACTTTTGCTGTTCTACCAGTAGTACTAGTAGTAGATTGTATAGTAAACGTAGAAGTACTCTTGTTAAATGAAGCCCATGAAGGTAATGTACTACTATCTATACTATAATCTACATCATAAGTACTACTACCAACTGTCTTATAAGAACTAATAGTTACACTACCAGATCCACCACTAGAACCTACATTAACCTTATACGGATTAATAGAGAAGGTATAAGTAGTAGAAGGTGTAGCACCAGCTTGAGTAACTGTACAAGTAGCTGACTTACCACCATGAGTTGCTTTAATAGTTGCAGTTCTACTAGATGTAGATGTATTCTCTCCTAATGTTAAAGTACTAGGTGAAGAGCTACTACTAAGACTACCTAAGTTAGTAGATAATGTAGGATTACCTGTTTCTTCAGTAACATCTCCACTAGCCCAATATACAGTTCTCTTAGCACTAGCTGTAATAGTAGAAGTACCTCCGCTATTGGATACACTAGTGGGACTAGCTGATACAGATATAGTCCATTCTCCATATGAGCTAATAGTATCTCCACTTTGTGACAGACTAATAGTAGCTGTCTTATTAGACTCATTCTAAGTTATAGTAACTGTACCTGTTCTATTTGAAGTACCTTCATTAGCAGAAGCACTTACTGTAGTTCCACTTAAAGAGAATCCAGTACCAGATATAGTAGTAGACTTTAATGATACACTAGTATCGCCACTCTATTCTACTCCGTCTAACACTTTTCTTTTATAAGAACTAACAGTGAAAGACTTACTACCACCGCCAGCTCCAAATGACATACTAGTAGGTGATACTGTTAAGTAGTAATTCCAAGTCTCTACTTTCTTACGTATATCATCTATCTTTACACATTCATTAGCTCCATAAGTAGAAGCATTATCAATAACGATTAATGAATTAATAGCTAAAATCTAGGTCTTAGTAGGACATTCTGTCCCACTCTTACCTAGACTAAGCTTACTTAATATCGTAGAATATGTTGCTATTTCATTACTCATGTTGCTTATTCTTTAAAGTTTCTATTTCAGCTTTAAGCTTTTCAATCTCATCCTTAAGCATCTTAACTCCTTCAATAGCTAATACACCTAACATCTCATACTCTACCTTCTTAACCTTAACATACTCTTCACCATCTTTAGTGAATGATTCAAACTGTTCGGGATTACTTACTTCAGACTTAAGAGTATCACTTTCAGTTACTATGTCCTCAAAACCTAATTCCTCTAAGTTCTATGCTATAGTACCTATTTGCTTCTAATCATTCATTATAAATGATACAGTAGGTATAGAACATATCTAGTCTAGAGTATAGTCTAAAGGTTTAATATCTGATTTTAAACGAGCATCAGATTCTTTGAAGAAACCATTAGCTGCGTATATTTTTTCAGTAGATGAAATACCACCTATCACATGTAGTTTTTGAGGTGGTGTAGTACTACCACCTATTACAACGCTTCCGCCATTACCACACATTATAATATTTTTGGTTCCATCCATATTTCTATGGTTTAAATATAGATGACCAGAGTATGAATTTATTTCATTTGTGTTCTCTATGTTTACACTACCAGCTGCTCTAATAATATCATCTCCAGCATATATAGCTTGTTTAGGAGTTATAGTTACTTCTCTAGTCACTCCAGAAGTAGGCATAGCAGCATTGGTTGTAGATTCTACCATATTACGAAGGTCACCAATATGATATGCGTGAACTATAAAAGTTTCATACTATTGTGGTTGTTTAAACCACAAATAAATACGATTATCGTAATTAAATACTTTTATATCCCCAAAGCTATACCCATTATTAACACCAGTAGCCTATAATATTTTATTTTCAGGAGGATAGTTGTAGAACTATATTACTGTGTCAAATGGAACATTATTACCATAGTAAGAATTACCAAAAATTCTTACTGTAATCATAGTACGATCACTGGCGGCATTCCTCAGTCTCACTAAGCAACCATTACCGTAATTGTATACTGTTTTTGGTAAATAACGCTAATCTAACTCATTAGCATAATTACCTTTATGGAGTAATTTATAATGAGTACCTCCATAATAGAAAGTTGCTCCTTCATCTAAACTATTTACTCTACCTAATGATATACACGGATGAGTTGTCAGTTTATCGTTGTATAAATATGCTCCTAATGAATTTGTATACCCTACTTCTGCAGTTTCTACTTCGTTATTAACAAACTAGATAAGACCAACAGTATTAGTACCGCGCAAAGTTAAAGGCTAGCCAGATGAAGTTTGATTTATTGATAATGCTCCCGTCATAGTATCCCCAGCTTTCTTTACAAAAGCAGATGGACTAATACCACCAACTGTATCAGCATTGCCTGCATTAGCTGGTTTACCAACGCTTACAGTCTATGCACTACCTCCAGATGGAGTTACTGTGAAATTACCAGCAGAACCATTAGCAAATGTATATGTAGTATTAGTATTCTACGAAGGTATACCCAATGCGGTTATATCAGCTTTAGTAACAGCAGTAACACTAGCTACATGACTAGTAGAGTCAGTGGAGAACTTATAGAATCCAGATGCTTTACTAGGTGCAGAACCAGCAGGATGTACATAGTTATTATATGTAGCTCCTTTAGTTAGAGTAAGAGTATCACCACTAATAGATGCAGTAGTAACAGCATTACCAGAACCAGCTACAGTTACTTTACCAACCTTCTTAGCTAACTCTGTATTCATAGTAGACTACAGATTATTAATATTAGTCTGTAACTGAGCATCACCATCCTTTCTAGCTTGAATCTCTACATTCAAATCATTAGTAATCTCAGATGAACTATTCTCAATAAGTTCTTCTAATCTGTCTACTTCAGTAGTTACTCTGTTATCTAGATTAGTAATTCTATTAGGTATATTAACGTCTAAGTTCTATTTATCAGTAGCAGTCATTACACCAGCTGCAGATTGTGTAGCAGCAGGTATAGTCTATGACTTAGTAATAGGATTAGCATATGAATTACTAGCCGTAGACAAATCAGATTGCTTATAATTAATAGTTACGCTAGTTGCATTTCTAGACGTTGCATCTACACCAGTAACTAAGTTCTTAGGTAGTGAATCAAGCTTATCACCAGGATTCTGTATACTACCAAATTCATCATATAAGTCATCTAATCTACCTTTATCTATTGCAGACATAGCACCTGCATTAGTAGTTGTAGCTGATGGTATATCTATATTATCATCCTGTAATGGACCATAATTTAAACCATCTTTAGCTGCATACTTATAGTTAATCTTAACTAATTCACCAGTACTAGTAGTAGGAGTAAGATATGAAGTAAGCTTAGTAGGCATACTATTTAAAGCATCTCTATTAGCTTTACCTTTATCTCCAGGATATGCAGTACTAGGAGTTTCACCTAATGCCAAACTCTAACTAATCTCTAAGTATTGAGTGCCGGTCCATCTATATGTCAAATTAGTATCCTTGGCTACATATATCTTACCTGTTTCACCAGTCTAAGGGAATTGAGCTTTAGTAGAGAACTCTAATACATCATCTACATAAGATGGTAATTGAGCTGCAGGAACTTTACCAGTTGAGTCTAATTCAGCTAAACCGCTAGGTTGACCTTTAGTACTAATGAATGCATTTAAACTATTAGTAATAGTAGTGTCGCCTGCTTTTCTATCTTCAATCTCTTTCTGTAAAGCATCCTCTAGTTTATCGGTAACTCCATCAAACTTATTCTCAAGTCTGTCTATCTCAGCTTCTCTATCTGCAATCTCTTTATCAATCTTATCATCAAGATCATCTATTCTATTACTTAGATTAGAGTCAGCTTCCTTTAGATCTTCAATCTATCCAGGTATAGTAGTATTAAGTTCTACATAGTCTTCCTTACTCATAAGACCGTCCATAGAAGCAGTAGCATTAGCTATACGTATATCCATATAGATATTGTTACCACTCTTAACAGTATTCCAAGATACACAAGGAGTACTATTCTGCCTAAAGGTAATACCGTTAGTTACTAAATCATAAGTAGATGTATTAGTACCATCTTTAAACTTAATATTAGTTAATGCTAAATTACCTATATATACATACTGACCATTATCTGTGAGTACTTTAGTACCATCTCCAGTAGTCTTAATTACTGTAGTAGTATATTGTTCTTTACTATAGTTTAATGAACCATCTACAGTAATAGTATCAAATACTACTTGAGATATATTATCTGTACCTTCTTCTTTAATAAAGTCAGGAGATTCAATGTATATAGTACCACCAACTATAGCTACTTCGGTTGCTAAGTCTAATCCATTTCTATTAGAATTAATAGTATAGATAAGCTTACCTTCCTCTATAGCTTGCTTTAATGCGTCATAATCTTCTTGACTTACTTTACCATCAACGATAGTAGGATCAAAGATATACATAGTCATATCTTTAAACTCTATCATTCGGATCTTACCATTTCTTTCACCATCTTGGAATGGAATCATTTCCTATCCTGTGACAGCAGTACGTTCTGAAGCTTGACTAATTTTTAAACCTTTAATTCTTGCTATCATTGTCAATCAAATTATTTTCTTTCTACTATTCTAACAGTACTACACCGTTATCTTCCCATAACCAAGGATCTGCATCCTCTGTTAACAATGCTAATACATAAGGATCATATAATCCTCTAAAGTATCCATTACCACAACCACACTTAATACAATACGGTTTGAGTTTCATAGGTATACCACTATATAATTGTGGTTTAACCTAATGTAAGTATCTCTTTAGTATTTCAGAATCTATAGGAGTAGTAACACTAGATGCGTTACTAAACTCCAATAAATCTGTCAATTCATTGTATACTATGGTTGCTACAACATCTCTATTATTCCTAAGTATATTAGTTTTAAGTATAGAGTTTGTTTTACTGTTTATATATTCTTTTGCTTTATCCATAGTAATTATGCGTTTGCGTATGTTTTGGTAGTAAGACTATTTTTTGCAAATATCAAACCTTCTGTTGGGTTTAATCTAGCAGAATAAGTATCACTTCCCAATACTTTTTGTATATATATACTGCCATCTCCAGATATAGATATCTATGAACCATTACTACATCTAACATATATGTTTCCTTTGTTAGGAGACTAATCCTAAGTTCCGTATATATCTATTAGATAAAAGTCTGAATCTGTAGATTGAGGCACTCTCAGTCCACTAAAACTATCACCTGCTAATATTACTTTACCGTTAGTACTATCTCCTACATTAAGTTCATTAATTTCTCCAGAAGAATTCCAAGTGATTTTACCATCTGCCAAAGAACCGCTTCCATCAGAATTAATAGTTAATTGATGCTTAGTACTAACCGTATAGTCTAAACCACTGTTATTAACTGTAAATGCATTAGAAGATCCTTTGGTAAACATCAGTAAACCAGAATCATCCAATTGCATAGAAACATTATTAGAAGAATTACTGTTATCAATCTTTGAATGACTAAAACCATGTAAATCCAAAGTAGTTGTACTACCTCCAGAACCAGAGTCTGCATCAGATAAAGTTATAGAACTATAATTAGAATCAGCAGCTAAATGTATGCCTCCAGCTCCAAAGTAAGCTTCACCGGTTTCAAAATCTAATAAGAAGTTAGGTCTAAACTAGTTAGAAGGGTTCATAGCATTTGCAGAACTACTAGCATCAATTAGTTCATATCTAGAACTGTCTCCCCCACTGGCGTTCTTACCTCTTTGTGAGAACATTAAGTTGTTATTGAATACAGCTCCACCTACTAATGAGTTGGGCGCAATAAGTAAGTCAGTATAGATAGCCTCATAATTCTCTAATACAGTCCATGCACCGGATGTATCTGTAGCTGGAGATACATTATTCTATTGAGTACCAATCCACGTCATTACTGATTTCAAGAAGTAATAGTTACCATCACTAGTATCATATACGTAAGGAGCTTTCTCTCCATCATTAATGTATGGAGTACTAGTACTATATATACCAGCAGGATATGCTATAGGTTGTGAACCTACTGGATCTGGAGTAATTATACCACCCATAGGATTAGGTTTAGACCATGCAGTTTCCATATTATCATTAATAACTCTACACTGAATAAACCATATATAATTATACTCATCTTCATTAGTAAGTTCAGGAACATCCATAGACCAACCTGTAGGATTTCTTTTCCATTTCATAGTGTCATTCCAAGTCTCACCGGTATAAGTAGTTTCAGTACCTTTACAGTATCTGACTTCGTAACCTACTCCAGGAATACCAGAACCACCATTATCACCAGTCATACCAGTCATATAGTATGGATCACACCATTGTTCCATTAATGTGTTATCTCCACCATTAATAAGAGCAAATGTAGCCCATAATACTTTACCGCTACTTAACGCTGGTGCAGTAGAACTCCAACCTGCGGGATAACGTTCAGCTGCATTTAACTAAGGAGCTATTTCCCAACTGTTATTTCTAGCAAATCTGTATTCATAGTAGTTACCATCCGTGCCTTGAACCTTACCTACATTTACCCATTCACTACCATTCCATACCCACAAGAAACCAGCAATAACCCAACCATCTCCTATCTAGTTACCTTCCGTTGGAAGATCATCTGTAGAATCTAAAGTACCTTTAATAACAACTCCTTGACCTGATACTCTAATTACAGCACCCCATTCTATTACTGTGCCTGTTTCACCTTGAACTGTAGCTATACACTTCCACCATATACCAGTAGACATATCAGGAGTAAGCACCCAACCATCACCTGGATTATATGGGTCATTGCTAGTAGGCTTTTCAGGTTGAGTAGAACTCTACTTAAATGCTTCTACTTGATAATTAAAGTTATTACCATCAAGACCAGGTACACCTGTAATTAAATAAGGCCCTTGCCAACCTCTTTCGTCTTCAGGCAGAGATTCATCAATTACTAACTTATTATCAAAAGTAACTAAAGCTTGAATACCCCATATGGCTTCTTTACCAGTCACAGAGGGCATACCTACACTCCAAATACTACCAGGGTTAATATTCAATCTATCTGGATCTCTAGGCTTAACATCACTACCAGATGTCTTAGTATACATTACTCTAAGGTGTTGACCATCTTGACCATCATCTCCCCATTTGGCCCATAATGACGGAGAACTAAAGTTACCCCATTTGTGAGTATCACCTTTATACTTTCTTTTACTAACCCATTCATATTTAAACTCTTCACTTACTCCCTTAGGATCATCTGTCCAAGGTTGTTCACCGGGAGCTGATTGAGGTATGTACTCATCTTGATCTGGATTATTATCTGTAATCTCTTTAGGAGAAGCAGGCAATTTAGTACGCTGATATACATATTCTACTCCATCACCATCTTTACCATTCACTCCCCATTTGGACCAAATAGTAGGATCACTCCACTCACTCCAGCTACCATCAGCTTGTAAGTTGTGTGAACAAACCCATTCGCATTGGTATGATTCACTAATACCTGTAGGATGATCAGTCCAACCTTGTCTAATAGCTTCAGTCTGGCTGTTACCTGTAGGTTTAGTAGGTGTAACTAAACTAGTTACAGTAAGCTTATACACGAATTCAATATTACTACCATCAGCTCCATCATGACCATCTGCTCCAGTAAGTCTCACTGGTGTACTCCAGGGAACTACAATTGTACCTTTACTAGAGAATGTAGCACTAGACATCCATACATAACCATTAGGGTTACTATCACTACCAGACCATCCTTCAGGATATGTTATAGTGTTAGTATCATAATCCCAACTACCTCCTACAGGAGTATCAGGTCTTTCTATACTCTTAGTAGACTTATATGCTAATACTACTCTAGTAGTATCTCCATCTATACCTGGTACACCATCAATACCATCTTTGCCATCCTATCCATCTTTACCATCTTTACCATCTTTACCAGCATCACCAGTTCTACCAGCAGGTATACCAAATGAGAATAGAAATTGATCTTTATCTAAAGATACAGATGCAGTAGGTGTACTTGATTCATATACATCCTTAATTGCAGCTTTAAACTTAGAATTACCTGTAACTATATCAGCTACAGATTCAAGCGGTAATTTATAGTTATTGCCTTTTTCTGCAGTAACAATGTATTCACTACCTGTAACTTCAAGCTTCTCTTCTAAGTCCAATATCTTTACACCATCACATTTTTGTGTCATATCTCTTTATTTTATAATTTACAATAACCGTTACTGCAATTTCCTGTACTGCAAGTATTATTAGAACAAGAGTAACAAATACCACTAAATAAAGTAGCAGAGTTACGCTCTTTCTCTAAGTGAAGACATTTATCGTTTTCTGTATTGAAACAATCACCTTTCTGAGTAAGAATAGCATTGTTACAGCAAGTACTAGCTGCACATTTTGGTTTAATAGATATCTCAAGTAATCTACAGATATCTACATATAATTGTAAAGCATCGCGATAGTAATCGGATGCTAAAGCATACTCAAGTAACTATCTCTTAAAGACTACTAACATTATGTTCTGCATAGTCTGATCATCTAAACAAGTTGAGCAGTGAGTATGTAATTTCCTAATCTCTGCCATATATACAATTGAAGGATTGTAGTATATGCCATGAAAATGAATTTCTTCCTATTCCGTAAAACATCTCAAAGTAACGTATTTCATATTCCAATCTAATTCCAGAATATCGTCATTAGTTACAGTTACATTATTTTCGGAATCTACTGTAATATTCTCGGAAAAGCTAATGTTATGTATAGGACTGTCTTCAAGTATGTTCTTTAAATTCCATACTTCATCTATATAAACTTCCTTACCATAGTTACTAAGATCTACTTCAGTCTCTATCTTAAAGGTCAGTTTATCACCATCTATTTGTATATTTGTTAATTTGTCCATATATCAACAATAAAAAAAGTGGAGAGTGGAATATTCCACAACTCCACTTCTGTAGTTTGTAAAAGGAATCTTATCCCAAATTCAATCTCTCTAACGTGGATTAGGCAATTGTCTTACCAGCAATAAATGACTGAATACCTTTATCTACAATAGAATCAACTAAACTAGGACAATAAACTTCCGTAGTCAACGGAGTAGTCTTGATGTACTGATTATCATTGCTCAAGTACAGGTTATCGTTTTCAATGATAGCATAATCATATTCTGCATCTTCTACTACTTTACGAGCCTGTTCAACAATAGGATATGCACCAGTAAATACGTGACCTTTATAACCCATGTTACGTACTTCTGCATCACGTACTTGCTTCCAATAACCCTTACCCGGATTACCAGCAGTCTTAACAATCGTAGCACCTACAACTGCCTTAGGCTGATTAGCAAGCAATGCACCAGGAATAGTCTCATACAGAGAAGCTTCCATAGATACAACGCTATATTCATTTAAAGAATAAACGCCTTCGTTATCATCCTTCGGCATAGCAGTCAAAGTCAGAACTGCAGCAGAAGCAGAAGCCTGTACTCTACGGTTCTTATGAGCATTGATCTTCTTTAACAGAGCATTTACTAAATCTGCAGGGGTAGTAGTTTCAGCATATACTTCATAAGTATGAGTAAACTGCCAAGCGGCTTCATACATATCCTTATAAACAATACGCAAAACGTAACGATTACCAGCAATAATAGTAGCGTTAGTTAAAGTGATTACAATCTTTTCTTCAACAGGAGCTACATATTCGCCAATTACTGCAGACGGTTTAGAAGCTTTCTGAATTTCAGTAGAGAAATCAATATTAGCTTTCTGTGCTACCGTACCATCAGGCATAGTAACATTCATCTTTTCACCTGCTACACCTACATACAGAGAGTTAGCATTTACTGCATCAGCAGCAGTCTTAATAAGAGCCTTATTCTCATCGAACAAAGCAACATCACCAACAGCCAAAGCATCTACTGTAGTGTAAGAAGCCGGAGCTTGTTTTCCGATTAATACGGAGTGTACTGATTGTAACATATTAAAATATTAAAATTAAATTAGACATTAGCGCTTAGTCTATTCGCTTACTTTCTACTTTCATTATTTCAGATTTCCACGTTGGTAAGCGCCTTAATTATTCGTCCTAAGATTTCTTAGAACTAGTATTAGGTATAGTTTGCACTATCATTTGAACTGCTAGATCAACTATATCCTAATGTGTATTTTCTGGAAGATCTGTATATTCTTTAGTAAGATCACTTACATTACCCAGATCTTTTGCCTTTCTTAAGTAGGTAAGTTCATAAGAACTTATATCATAATTACCATCAGTATATAATACAATTTTATTGTCAGTATATACTCTAATAGGCTTTGCTTGATTATAACGCAATTTATGATCTGATAGACTATTACTTAGTCTAGAGCTTACTGTCTCTATTGTAGCCTCTATTACATCAGATTCACGAGTAATTAAGTTATTGCATTTATTATCCTTTATACTTATGTATACATTTTCACCAAGTGCAAACATATAATCTTCAGGATAATCGGCTTCCCATTTATTACCTAATTTACTAAAACTATAAGTAGTATAGCTCTTAGTATTCACTAAAGTACGTATGTTATCAGTAATTTCTTGGTTTCTCTAGAACACTCTAAAATTCTATTTAACATATTCGTCTTTAGCTTTATTTATAAAATGAAACAAAGTATCTGAAGGAAACTTGATAGTTTCATTATAATGAGGTATGATATTATTCAGCTGCCTCTCTACATTTATTTGAAAATCTCTCTCACACATAATTATTCAGATACTTGGTTTAACTAAAACTTAGAAGATTGTCTTTGAGATTCTATATTCTCTAAAGCAATTACTACAGCTCTATTAATAATCTCATACATAACATCTTCAGGGAAGTCTAATTCTTGTTCAGGTTTAGTATAATCAAACTTAGTTGGTTTCTTAACATAAGTGAGATCTACCCTATAGAACTCTGTATTATCTTCTACTCTTGGAGCATACATAGGATCCTGCATTAAAACAGGATCTACGTATACTAAGAGTTTATCGTTTTCTAAAGTAGCTACTGGATTCTCTACCCAAGGTATATTATTATAAGTCTGCTTAAAAGGCTTTACTAACTCATGGCTAGTAAGTACACAGTTAGTCTAGAATTGTCCATACTTAAGTAATACACTAAGTATAGTCATTCTATTATCTTCATCATGAACATCTTCTAATGCATACTCATTGTAGCCTGTATGTACAGCATGAAGATTAACATCTGTAGCTATTAACTTCTCTATTTCAGATAAGTTAGACACAGAACCTTCTAAACCTATTCTTAAAGCATTATTGCCAGTAATCTTATTACTTAAGATTTCTAGCTATGCTTGATTAAGAAATAAGTCTACTTCCTCGTCTAAAAATGCGGGGCATCCACCATAAGCAATACCTTCTGCATTCTTATCCAGAACTACCTTGAAAATTATATGAGAATCTTTATTAGTCATTACTTAGATTTAATTTCATTAAGTATTGCTAATTTAATATCTTGATTCTTCTTATCCTTAAGATAGGCAATTACATCTTCAAGACCATTACCAATTAAATCAGTACCAAAGTAATATTGAGCACGATTCTTTCTAATAATGTTTTTAGCAATAGCTTCTTCAATTACGAAGTTAATTTCTTTATTTGGGTTATTTACCCATTTCATTAAGAACTTAGAAGGATCAGCTTCAATAAATTCTGACAATTTAGCTTCAGCAACTTCATTAGACATAGAGTCTGATTTCATACCATAAAGGCGTAAACACTTACGCATTTCTTCAGTAGACATCTTATCCATCTCTCTATATGCTTCACGCTTAACTTTATTGAACTTATTCTGTTCCTCTGCTTCACTATCCTTATTAATCATAACATAATCAGTACCAGGTTTGATATTATTTAAACCATTTGCTACTCTCTTATGATTCTTAAGGAACAAATATTTTAATTCATCCTCAGGTCTATTAGTGTCAAGTAGTACATCTTTCCTTCCTATCTTAATAGCAAAAGTATCCCAAAATGTACTATTGGGAGATAACTATCCCTCAGGATAACCAATTTCTTTTTCTAATCTAGTTGCATCTTCTACAGATAAACCAGTATATAAATTACCAGATCTAGTCCAGTAAGAGCTTACATAGTCAAAACATGTAGGCCATTTAGTAATCCCCGTCCAGGGATTGGTTTTAATTATTCTAACGATTACTTCCATAATTATTAATTAGATTGTTCAGTTAGTATCTTTCTGTTTTAACAGTTTTCCAGAGAAATTTTATTCTGTGATCATTTGGATTTCTTGGAGGATTCTTTAATTGTCTACGAATAGTATCTCTATTTAAACCGTTGGCTTCGCAAGCCTCTGTAATAGAATCATACTCTGCTATAAATTCTCCAGTTTTAGAGTACTGATAAACTTTAGTTTTACATTGCTCTTGCAATTTAGATAAGTGTTCCTTTTGTTTATCAGAACATTTACCTTTTCTAGATTCAGACATCTTCTTTTTAGTATCTTCTGACGCTTTACGACCTAAGGCTTTTTGTCTGATTTTTTCTTTGGTCTCTTCAGAATGCATTCTACCAAAAGTTCCGTCTCCGCCTTCAGTTAAGTTATACCCTATACTCCTATCTGTAGAATTATACCATTTAATCCAGTATTTCTCTTTTTCTTTTAATTCATCGTAGGTATCAGCAAAATCAATTATTTCTAATGTAAAATTTTCTTCGCCATATTTCGCCATAGAACGATGAATAGGAGAAGGTTCGCCGATGCGAGATTCATACCAATGATGGCGATATCTCGCACCAGAACCTTGATTTGTTATTCCAATATAAACCTTATTAGTTAACTTATTTGTTATTTTATATACTTCGTTACTTTTCATATCTTAAACTATTAGATATGTTATCTAACGTAAGTTAATCAATAAGGTTCCTAAATTAGTTTAACTTTTTAAATTATTGTGCGTCACATATTAATTCTCCACATGCTCTGGGGTCTCTAAGCATAATACCCATTTCTCCAAGGAAGAATACAGTGTAACCGTCCTTACCATTAGATCTCAGAGTATTAATAGACTTACCATAACCAGACGGAAGAACTGCACCACCAGTAGTCCAAGTTACGAATTCACGATCCTTACGAACTACCTTAACGATGTTAGCTTCACCATCACGTCTACCCAGATCCAGGAACGTCATACGGTATGATTCCAGCGGTTTCAAAGTAACCGGATGCAACTTACGATTGTAAGTAATATCGTCATACAGCGGGAAATACTTCAGAGTCAACTCGATACCATTAGTCATCTTATAAGTCTTGAACTGACCACCGAAAGTAAGGCTGTCGCCAGAACCAGTTACAAATACAGTATCAATCAGGTTCATGTTAACTACCTTTTCCTTCAAAATTCTATCGAATTCACGGATACCCATTTCACCAGTCAATGCAACAAACTTACGTTCGTTAGTACCAAGTACGTTATAAGACAGGTCAAACAGGAAGTCTTCCAACAGTTCTGCAGTAAGATGAGTATAGTAACGTCTATTAGACGGAGCAATCTGTTCCAACAGACCAGCACCAATAAATACCGGACGGCCGTTAGTACCCTTCAGATTACAAGAACCATCTTTGTTTACATTAGATTTCATGTAAACCAACATACGTTCACATCTCTTATACCATTCACGCAGAGCTACCCATTCCTGATAATCAGCCCACAAATAAGACTTCTTACCAGTCTTAGGATCCTGCAAAGCGATTGCCATTACTGTAGAGTAAGCTGAACCAGTAATATCATAGTTGATACGAATTGTAGTAAGATAATTACGCATCTTGAAGTGAGTATTATAGTTCAGGATATCACCCTCTTCACTGTACTCTTCAACAGCAGAAGCCAGACGAGATACTTGGCAACCCGGTTTCAAGAGTTCTGCAGGAATATAAGAAGTAGGCTGACCGTCAGCTACAAAACAAGTATATACCCACAAGTTACCATCTTGATACGGAGCACCTGCTACACGTACTTGGAATTCCTTATCATCAAATTCCAATACAGCAGTAGGACCAAACCAGTTATCTTCTAACCACAGCATAATTGGTGTATTGCCAAGACCTGCAGTTGAATTTTCTGTAATAGCTTCGCCATTCCATTTTGCATCTCTAATTGTAACTGCTCTATCGGCATCAATCATTACATTCCACTCCCAGCTCGGTTGATCAATGGTCATTACGTTACCAAGACCGCCAGTAAGCATATCCAAAGAAGTGTTGTAACCATTATCTTTGGTACCGAATACATAGGACAACACAGTAGCAACCTGATACGGATTCTATTGTGATGCTGCAGAAATCTTAGCGGTATCAATCAAATCACTGAACCACTTACCTTTATACAGTACCAAATTATTCAGAATATTATTATCCATAAAATACTAGTAAATTAATTTTTAGTTATTATTAATTAGCACGCAATCTTCGCGCGAAGGAATTCCACATAGACTCGGTGCTAGTGTTATCCTGTTTATTAGTCTTTCTACTTACTCCTGTTCTATTAAGGCTATTTTTAAACTTGTTAATAGCGGCATTTTGACCTTTTACTTCAGCGGCTTTTACAAGCGTATCTCCTTTCATAGTGAAGTAGGCAGACTCAATTAAATTTTTTACGCTCTTAGACCAATCTTTTTGAAATTTGGTCATACCATCAGAGGTAGGTTTGAATATATATTCCAACAGTATTTGTTTATCCTTTTCTGGAATTTTAACACCGCGGATATTATCCATACCCTTTATTTCGTTGACAACGGTATCAAAGTACTCCTGTTGACGTTGGGCTGCGAGCTTAGCAGCATTTTCTTGATCTTTCAATAGCTGTTGTTTCTTATTCTCTCTTATGTCCTTGAGAGCTTCAGCAGCATCTTGGGACTCATCTTCAAGAATACCAGCTTCCTCGTATTTAGTAAGTTTCTTTTCAATCTATTTAGCATTAAAACCCTTTTCTTTAAGGAATTCTTTTAATACCAACTTCTGATTACTTTCATCTTCAAGATCGATATCATCAAGATCAATTTCATTGTCAATTGAGAAATAATCTCTCAAATTACCACCATTCTTAACAAACTTATCAAGTTGCTCAACTTCTTCGCTAGCGTATTGTGGTACTGAGTTTTCCTCAATTACATCATTAAAGTAATCAATTAAATCTTCTACAGTCTTAGGTTTGTCATCATCCTCAATATCATCCCAACCTAATTTTTCAGATAAAGAGTCAAAGAAACCTGTTACTATGGTAGTTTCATCAGCAGATTCTTCTGGTTCTTCTTTCTCAACTTCAGGTTCTTCTGTTTCTTCCTTTGTAGTAGTTTTAGGTTTAGCTTTAGATTTAGATTTTACTTCTTTATCTTCTTCTTCAAGCTCTTCCTCTTTCTCTTCCTCAGGTTCAGTTTTAGTATTCTTACGAATATTATTTAATTCTTCTTCACTGAGTTCTTCTCCTACTCCTTCAAGATCAATTTTTGTTTCTTCCTCTTCCTCATTAGTAGGAGTAATAGATTTATTCTTTACACTTGCTCCTGGCATGAGATCTTCAAATACCTCAAAACCGTTCAATGTTACATTATCCATAATTATATATAATTAGATTTGTTATTTTTTCTTTCTTCCTTTATGTTTCCATTTTTTCGCATTCTAAGCAAAGATAGCTCTTTTACGAGTTAATGGATTTTTACTATGAGTAAGTTCTTCGGTTGTTTTACCAGTTCTTTTCTTTAAAGCATTGAACTTACCTCTATTCTTTTTCTTTATATGAATACCACCATACTTATATGAAGGTATGGGATATTCCGGCATGATACCTGTATAATCTATCAGATCACTCATTTTTATTATTATTAAAGTAAGCGTTAGTTCCTAATGCAGTAGTACCTAGTAATGGGATAGTATTAAACCACTTAGTATAACCTCTTAGACTTTTAAACTATTTACTAGCTCTAATAGTAGAATCATATTCGGATTTATTCTATATATCAGTTAATGCCTATTTTATAGTAGATGGAGATACTTTATCATTTCTTCTATTAATCTTTCCACTATTAAATAAGTATTCTCTAAGTTGATTCATATAAGCCTTCTATTCAGTAGGTAAGCTAAAGTAAGAATCATGATCATCTACTTTAACTCCATTCATATCTTTACTCATCTAGTAAAATAAATTACTATTAGCATCTGCATGAGGAGACTTATTTTTAATAAAATCAGTATAATGATTCAATTCATGTAATGTTACATCACCCGTTAAATCTGTAGATAATTTGCTATCTTTTCCATAGAATGGCTTAGTTTTATTAAACATTACATGTGTGTCAAAATGTTTTGTTAGTAATGTTAATAAATGTTTTGAACCACCTCCAGAATTTTTATTTGCATTCTATGCACTTCTCATAGCATTATGAGCCTTTGATTCTGGACCAACTACCCCTGTATTAATATAATCATCAACAGCGTCTACGTTTACCTAACGAAAAGCTTTATTCTAATTACCATATTCTGGAAACTTCGCGCTCCATCTTCCAAGTCTTATGTTTGGTATTTTTACATAGTTTGCTGGATTTGTTGGATCTAAAATTATATTCGCTAAGTCTATGGCTTTACCTAACATATTAGTGCTACTCATCGCTGGTAAAGTAGCTCCAGCTACAATTGCGCCAACATATGGAGCAGCATCTCTACGACCTTTATCTACAGCAGCTTCAATACTAATATTATCTTTAGGAGTAATAGTTACTTCTGGTGTATGAACATTAGCTATTTCTCCAAAACCTTCTGGAGTAGCTTCGTACTCTTTAGTAACGGGTACATACATTGTAGGGGTTCCGGTATGATTAGAATAACTACCAATAAGATTATCATTCACACCGCCATCTGCAAACGCTTCTACCTTCCAATCCCAATAGCCTTTACCGGGATTATTCTCCCGGTAAGACTTTAGGTTCTGCATTCTCTATTTAAATGCTCGTTTATCCATATGTAAAATCTGTAAAATTTCTTTTACCTAAGAATTGTTGTCCATTCATGTAAATCTCAGCTTCTTGAGAAGATTCAGATATGCAAATAGTAATTATATCTTTTCTAAATATTCTAGTATCCAAAGGAGTACCTATAAAGAACATTATATACTATTGTACTTCATCTTCATCCTACTCTACGAATCCGTTATCTAATAGTCTCTATATAAACAATTCAATTCTTTCTTTAATAGTAGGTTCTCGTTCCATAACTATTATTTCTTTCCTCCTTTGCCCTTCTTAGAGCTACCGGATTTCTTACCTCCACATGCCATAATTAATCTCTCCTATTATTTAATTGTTTTAAGATAATGTCTCCAATTTTTTTTATTAGCCTTATAAGTCTTCTTTCTATTCTTAATTTTATACTTATTAAGATCTTCAGGCTTACGTGTTTTCAGATAATCAAAGTTATCATCATTAGCATAAGCTTCCATCTCATAAGGAATAGTATAGTAAGCACTAGATGCGGGATAGATTATAGGGTTACCTTTAATCCATGACCATGCATAAGACCAATAATAACTTATCCATCTCTTTCTATCTCTAGCCTGATAGAGATGAATATTTTCGTGATTCCAAGTAGTAGGCTTAATCTGAGATTCAGGTTTTCTACTTAACAAGTAACCACACCAGCTCATTGCAGAATAACCACTAAATGGATAATGATCCATATGTTTATACTCTACTTTGTCTGCTTTTACTTTAGTGAATAACTGTTTAACTATCCACCATGTTTCTTTAAACCAATTCATAATTATTTTTTGTCTTTTATTTCTTCGTCTGTATGCAATTTTGATATAACTAGTTTGCACATGTTTAAGAATTCTTCCTAAGGTAAATCATTTTTCATCTGATTTGCAGCCATACACACCAACTATATATTATCTTTAGTATACCCTTTTGTAGAATCAATTCTATCGATTGATAAATTTGAATTTACACGTCCTTCATAAAACTTGTATGTCATAGGAATCCCAGTTAATGCACACTTCCCATTCTACTATTGCCATATATAAAATAGATATTCAATATCTATATCACAATATCTATTGTGCATCTTTGCTCTTCTTTTTGCACTTTTTAAAGCTTGTTGCATTTTATACCGAAATGCAGCGAAATCATCTTTTAATAATCGCTGACGTTCTGCATAATATTTTTTACGCTAACAATTTTTACATTGCGAACATCTACCACCACGATTACCATGTAAATTACTAGAATCATTACTAAACTTCGTTTCAGGTAACCATTCTTTACAACAAGTACATTTATATAATGTACGTTCTTTTGTTTCTTTAATTATATCTTGTTTCATTTCTCGCCCTGGACTTTATTAGCTAATGCGGTTTTTGCTTTCAGTTGTTCCCTTCGATAAGCTTCCTTATCTTTAGCTGCTTGCAACTTCATTTCGTGATCCATTCTTTCTCTTTCAAGCTGATTTTTCTTATCTTCTATCTCTTTCTTCATCTTCTGCTCTCTAATCTTAGCATTGAATTCAAATTGTTTAGAAGCTTCATCAGATGCTTGCTTACGTTCAGCTAAAGCTTGTTGAGCTATCTCTACTGGATCTGGAATTCCATTACCATCTTGATCCATATTCTCAGCACCTCTATAAGCATTAAGTTGAGCTACAGTAATCTTAGTAGCATTATCCTGATCTATCTTATATTTCTCAAGATCCATCTCTGCTTCTTTAATCATAAGCTCTTCCTCCTTAATCTCATTTTGCATCTGAATAGCTTGCTGTTCACGTTCTGCTTGAGCTTGTTCCATAGCTTGTTGTTGCTCCATACGTTTTTGCTCAATTTCCTCTAATCTAGACTTAATCATACTAATATTATCCATAGTAATGATTTCAGCTATATCAAGCAAACTAGCACCATTCTGCATAGCAGGTTGCATTAACTGCTTAAGTGTTTCTATATACTGTTGATTCTTGGTAGTATCTTCTATAAAGATATCAAAATCCTCATAAAGCATATCATCTGATAGCGTTAAGAATGCTCTAGTAGCATCATCTAATATATATTGTAGATGAGTTTTACTACTATCTTTCCAAGCCCATCTAGCAGTATTAAGTAGCATAGTTAAGCATTCTCTCTTTACCTAATTGTGTGTCCAGAACCAAGGTTCAGTAATATGAGCTGATTGTACTACAGATCGTTCTACATTACCTACTAATTCATTAGATGAAATAGAACCTTCTCTTTGCTTACTAACTCCAGATATCTCAGATAGCATACTTTCAATCTTATCCATAAGATTAATATACTAATCTATGGTATTAGCCATAGTAAGGTCAAGAGCTGTAATCTAGTTAAACTGACTAGGTTTACCTCCTTCTCTACCAGGTATATCCCATCCTTCTTCATACGGATTAATAAAGTTTACACCAAGAGCAGATAAATAATGCATCCATTTAGATACATCTATATTCATAGATTTTGGTATCTAAGTAATATCCATATTTACTACTTTACCTTTATCTCTAGCCATAGCAAGCTCAAGTCTATACCATAGTACAATATACATATACTGTAATGGTTTCATCATGCTTACTAAACTACGTGGTCTACTGTTTGTATTATTATATACTACTCCAGTATAAGGCAATCTCTGAGAGTTAGGATTATCAGATGAAGTATATTGATATTCTAATGGTTGTATTCCTATATATAGGTCTTCTCCTGCTCTATATCCTTCCCATACTTCAGTAATCCATTTCCATTCTACATTAAGTTCCGTCCCGGTCTCTTTATAGCTCTCATCTACTTGATATTCTTTAGGCTCACCTAATTCAGGATCAATTATAGTAACAAAGCCTATCTTCTTAAATGATTTCCAGCAACAGTGCCATACTTTCACACTATTAGTACTATCAAATGGATTACTGCTGAACCCGTTAATAGTATGAGTCTTAATATGAGTATAATCTAAAGACGTCTTTCTTACTTCAGGATTTATACCCCCTTTAGAAGCTTGATCCATCATATCTAACAACTAATTTAGCTGTTTCTCAGACATCTTATCGTATAATCTATCATATAGTTCAGTTACAGACATATTCATTTCATAACAGCACCATTCTGCGTCATGAATGAATTCTAAGTCGGACGTTTCAGTATCATAATCAAAGTAGATAGGATTAACACGTTCGAGGCACGGTTCTCCATTTAGTATACCTACATAGTATATCTCTTCACCACCAACTAAAGCATCCTTCCAACCTTTAAAGAATTCATGAGTAATATTTAACTTATTCTTTAAGTAATTAAGACTGTGGTATGCAGTTATTTCTGCGATATCTTTATAGTCTTTACTCATGTATTTTTGTATCTACTAAGGAGTCATTATTTCACCATTTTGCAAAGCTTCCTAGTATCTAGCTTGTTCTTCAGGACCTAATTTACTCATTATAGTAGCCTGAATATAATCTATTAAAAGCTATTTAGCTCTGTCCTACATCTCACTAGCAGCTATATCACTTGTACGTACTACTCTGAAGTTGAATGGTCTTTTGGTTTCTTCTCCCAACAGTAAGTCTATCTTAGGCTTAATTATATTATAATCCTAAGCCATTGCAGGAAAGCCGTCCTGCTGTTTAAAAGGATTAGTAACATACTTTAGATCTTTTTCATTGTATATACTATTATAGAGATCATAGTATGTTTGCATCTCCTCTCTGCGAGTTCTGTTATTACCATTTCTAGAACCTCCTAAACTACGACCTATAACATAGTCTATACAACTTTCTTGCCAGTCTTTTGTCTTCTTAGACATAGGAAGTTTCTGTATTGGCATTTGATTAATATTATTCATAATTAAAACATATATGCTTCGATATTATCTATAGCTTCGTCGTCACGAAACCATTCTTGAGTAAATATAGGGCCTTCAAACAGTACCCTATTTCTATTCTCTTTTTTAATCTCTTTTACTTTAACATTATATAGCTATTCTCTATATATCATTACTTGGGTCAACGCCATTACACGGTCTACGTTAACTACATCGTTTGCAGCTATAAGTTCCTCTAATAGCGGTTCCGACATAATATTGTATAAGTTCTTCTTGCCATCCGCATTAATATCGTTAAGCCAGTCTTTTATTAGTCCCCATCCCCACTGCTTGATCTATTTATTCATATGGCAACCCTTTTTTCTATTTACTTTAGAATTACTTACTATATCATTAATTATATCTGGTTGATCAGCAAGTAAGTAGTCACAATGCTTATTAGTAAAGTAAACAAATATACCTTTATTTTGATTCTCATACATTGCTCTAGCATTATAGTATATAAGTAATTTACGTACATTTTCATAAAAATCTTCTGCTGACTTAGGTCTGCCTGTATACTCTGCTACTATTATATCTGAATACTATTCTATAGACTATACTCTCTTATATATAAAACAAGAACCCAATGATGTAGTACTTGATTCATCATAGTCGTATGAGTCTATACCTGCAATATACAAACCAGCACTAGCATCCTTATTAGGATGCTCCCATATTACTATAGAACCGGTAGGATCGTCTCCCATTAATGCTCCAGTAACTTCATCCCTTTTAGTTCTTAATGGATAATGGGTTATATCTCCTGTCTTCTTAATAACCCATTTAAGACTGCCATCAGACTGCCACACTAAATCACCTACTTGCTTATGATTCTATAGTTTTTTATTAGTTCTGAGTAATGATAACTACTCTTGTAATTCCTTCTTAGGAAATATGTTACCATTAAACTCTAGCATAGCTTCTGCGGGAGTAATAGGTCTCTCTGCAACGTATCTGTCAACTGCTGCGTTATTAGTGGCATTAGTTATTACTACTTGCCTTTCTGCTAATATGTGTTCTAAAGACTTCTTACGGTACGTATTACCGTCCTCGTCCATATATATACGTTTACCATTCTCATCACGTATATCTAAGTTAGTATATTGAGGTACAAAGAAACCACATTTATTAGTAGTAGCAGACTCATCCCATATGTTATCAAACCCTAAACAATTGTATCCATCAGGGTTATAGAACATATCCTTCATAGTCTCAAATGCAGAGCCTTCATCACCACCAGTACCCCATACTATCATAGTACCAAAGGCTATACCATCTACCTCTACAGAAGGTCTAGCGATTTGCCATGCTGCTCCTAATTCAGAGAAAGAACCACCTTCCTCAAACATAATAAGGTTAGCTTTCTTACCACGTACTACATCAGGATTATCTTTCAAAGTAACACCTATAATTTCTGACTTATAACCTAATTCTATGATATTACCATAGTCATCCTTAGTATAGAATCCAGCACGTCTACGCATCTAAGTATTAACTGATCTCTTCTTACCCCATGCAGTATTCTTATCTATAAAGTCCATATAATCCCAAGCTTTAGTAAGAATACCATCATCTGTCAAATACTATTTATTTGATGCATATATGAAGGTTTTAGAGTATGGTATTAGATAGAAATTACGGCATGCCATAGAACCACCTTTGTATGAAAAACCTTTACGTCTAGACTTAAGTAAACACAGATGCTTACCCTACTCTTGGGCTTCCTGTACTGCATTAAAATAGTAATAGTCATAGTCCCAGAAGTCGGGGAAAGTTACTTCATTAACACGTTTTACTTTAGTATTACCTAATTCATCTGTAGTAATATGATTGACTATACGAGATATAGGACAGTAGTTTAAATAAAAATAGTTATACCCACTAATGAAATCCCCATCATCAGCTGTATAACCATCTACACATCTTTTACTTTCCTCATCCCAGAACTTAAAATATTCTGAAGTAGATTCAGGAAAATTACAATAACTACCAGTATTAATAAAATTTAACGCAGCCTAACGAAATTTGTTTGAATTTATAATTTTCTTATTAAAATCTACCATCTTTTAACTCTTCAATACTTAAATTATAATAATGTAATTTTCTGTGGCAATTAGAACATAATACTACACATTTATCTATTTCTTCTTTTATAGCTTTATAAGAATTACTTTGCATCCATGACACTTGTGTTGTCTTATTACCCAAATGATGAAAGTCTAAACAAGCTACATCTTTCTCGCCACATATACAACATCCTACAGTTTTAAAACTAGTAGCAAAGTTATATTTCTTTAATCTCTTATTTCTAGAACATTTTTTGCATTGTCTTATTCTATGCGGATTTGTATTATTATATACATCTTTACTGTCTATTATAGTATTGCATGAATTACAATAATATTTATTATTTTTTGTTAAATATTTATCAAATTCAGTTTTTATAGTTATATTGTCATAAGAACAATTACTCGTATTTCCATCTATATATAAGCAGTTTTCTTTTAAAGCAGAATCTCCATATTTTTTATACGCTTGTAATTTAGACACATAAACTGTTTTTCCATTACTTAAGTAAAAAACTAGTAAATTCCTCCCGTTTTTCTTTTTTCTATATTTTACTATGTAATTTATAGGTACTCCAACTAGATATAGTTCTCCGGATTTATTTACACGATAACCTAAATTATATGCTAATATCGTTTCATTCATATATTTTAAAACAGTTTATAATATTTAAAAGGGGCGCGTTTCACAACGAACCCCTTCCATTCAGATAATAATTTATAACTTAAATTCTTTTAATTACGAAAAATTTACTGGGGAAATTTCTGTAGCTGTAACCTAGTTTCTTGAGCTATGGTTTTATACGCCGTATGTTTAGTACTCCCCACCTGGGCTAACATTACCCCAGACTACCTGTTCACGATAACTACCTATCCAACAAGTTTCCTTCTGCTATTATAGTTTCAAAGGACTAGTATTTTAAGCAGTCTGCTTGCAGTCAGACTGCATTAATTCTTTCTTCCAGATATAACCTTTACACGTTTTAGCTCTACCATTACAAGCTCTCTGTATAGATTTATAGTCAGTGTTTACTGCCTTAGCTGCATTGTGCATTCCCATATAAGTAGCTACTAATGTATCATCTAAAGTATACTGGTAAACTAAATACTTAGTAGATGCCACTCTTAGTTTTTCTTTTTGTTCTTCAGACATCTTTTTACCTTTATTCAATCCAACCATACCTTTAACCCAGTTAGAATTGCCAAAATATACTTTATTACGTTTATATCTCTTAACTAAAGTGGATTTATTCTTTTCATACTCTTCTAACCATAATGGGATGTTAGACTTCTTATCTTCTAATTCTTCTTTAGTATATGCTGCAATAAAATTATTACAAAACGGATGGATGTAATTATTGTTGCACAGTCTACCTATATTAGAGCGACTCAGGCCTGTAATAGTTGCTGCATCCTTGATAGTCCAAGCATATATATAGTATCTATCAATAAAATTATATAAATGTACACGCTTACCGAATGTACCGTTTGCTACTAATTTTTTAGTATTTTCAGATACTTTCTTTTTTTGTTCTTCTGTCATTTTAAGACCCAGCACTCCAAAATCTCCTCCTTTAGTGCAATTATATCCTTCTGTGTAAGCATTATATTTTTCAATATACTCTATTTCTAACTTATCTAATATTTGAATTAATTCTAAATTAGAAATATTTGGATCTGGAATAAATGACTCTAATATATCTACAGTAAAGTTATGAAAACCGTACTTATTTATTGCTCTATAAATTGGTAAATCTAATTTTCCATTTTTAGCATTTCGCATATGGTCTTTTAGTCTTGATCTTAGTTTAACACTTTGACCAATATAACATTTACCATTCACGTTATTTTTGATTATATATATACCAGCTAATTTTGGATCTATATCTCTATATGTCATATCCGCAAGTTTTATATGAAATATTAGTTGGGGCGGCAGGGCTCGAACCCGCACATCACAGAGGTTTAGAATCTCCGGTACTACCAATTATACCACGCCCCAATATCACGTGGATATTCTTACCCTCCACGTAAGGGTTCTGATGGTTTAGAACCAAGATTTAATTCTTTGCCATAATGACTTCTTTACAGGTTTGTTCAAATATTCAGAAGCTTCTTCAATCTGTCTAAACACTTCTTCTGTATCCTTAGTCAAATCTATAGTAATCGTAAATTTCTTATTCATAATAAAATATTCATTTATACACTATAACGTGTTGTTAATATTTAGTTATATTTTAATGTATTATTTCGCCAACTCATATGGATTTACTTTAGCGTCTCCTTTAACTTTACCTATAGCTAATTCTTCAGCTTTAACCATTGTTTCTAGCGAATCAATACTCTTAAGTACTCCACCAACAGAAGTCATACCAGCTAGTAAGTCCTTAATCTTCTTTTCATCTAAAGTATCGTCTAATGATTCTTTATAGTATTTACTTACACTATCTAACTTTAGACGCATATTGTTTAACATTTGTAGAGCTCTAGTATTAAGTAAGGTTTTGTATTCATCTTCACAAATCAATTCTTCTGCAGTCAATTTGTAATTCTCATCATCGAATATTTCCTTTTTCAGTTTAAGTTCCCTACTGTCTTCATCCATACTTTGTACATAAGGACTATCCCATTTATTCATAAGTACAATGTAACTTATTACTTTAGTAGCATGCTCCTTATCAGGTTTATCTGCATCCCACACTCTTCTAAAACATGGGATACCTATAGCATCTGGGTGTATTTTTACTTTACCTCCAATAAGATCAAATAGTTTCATTTGTAAGAACTTGTTTGTTATCTTCTTTGCTCCATCTTATAAGATCGTCTTTAGCAAAATCATCAGAACAGACTATCGGTTTTAATGTCCACTTACTGCTTATAGTATCATACTTACTTAATATAAGTACAATATCTCCTAGTTTATAGTCTATTACTTCCTCTTCTGTTATTACTTGACCATCCTACTATGCTATATACATAGTTCTACATTCAAAGTTATCGGATACATTTTTAATGCTATTAGTATCTACTTTATATAAAATAGCATTACCGTATTGATCTATCAATAATTTATCCATATTAGCAATCATACTGTACAGGTTCACAACCACAATCACGATCACAAGAAGTAGATTTCTTTTTTTCTTGCTCCTTTTCTAGCAATCTGTTATAGTGATTCTTTACTTCATTATTTTCAATAAAGATGTACTCTGCATCACTTTCTTTATCTATAGGATACAATTTTATTACCATAGTGCCTTTAGTAACACTCCTTCTCTCTTTAGAACCATCTTTCTTTGTATAGATCCACTCTCCGTCTTCGGGAATACACCATGTATAGTCTACATAAAAATGATTTAGTAAGCTAACATTTTCTACTTCTTTATCATAACTAATAACGGTGCCTCTATCTACTGAACAAATATACTTAATCATAATAATCAATCAATTAAATAACCTAAATAATATTCTTTCTATAATCTCGCTATAATTTCCTTAGCACGTCCCATCGGTACATTCGGATTCACATAATCTGGTTTCATCTGATAACTCTATATTATCTACTAAAACTTCTCTATCTCCTCCTGTATGCTCTACTTTTTTATATTCTTCATACTTCTTAAATAGCATATCACACATCGCATTTACCTGATCAGCTCTACTAGGTTCTGCATTATTCTTCCCATTATCTACTATAGTAGTAGTAATACTGTCAATTACATCATTAGTGAAATCTTCATAAGTAATTACGCCTTCATTAATTAATTCATCTACTTTGTTATACAGGCGTTTCATTTCCTTACTAAATGAACTATAGAGTGGTTTATTGTTTTCCACTTCTAATTTCCACATCATTTTACTTTCTTCAATTGTCATATTCTTTGTTTTTTAACTCATTACAGATAGTATTACTTATATTTCCTGCAGCCCATCCTACTAAATAGGCATACGCTTCATTGCCGTCTTTAAAGTCTTGCGTATATAAACCTAATTGTTCACAAAAGTAATCTGCAACATGTACTGCCTCATGAGGAATCATGTCTGGAGTAATATCTTCTGCATCAGCAACAGCTATCACTATTACTCCGTATTTATTATCACTCTTACGTATTACTTTACAAGTAACCATTCCACCATCATATTTATCTATTTCTTGTAGTAATTTATTATATTCGCTTCCATCGTTGTTACCATATACATCAAGAAATATAAAGTATTTATCTAAATCCTCAATATTAGTACTTACAAATAATAGTCTAGGGTATATCTTAGGACTATAAACATCATACGGTTTCTTTTTCATATCTTTTCTTTAATTTGAATTTACCTAAGTAAGAGAATCTAACTGGTTTAGGATCTAAGTTAGAGATGATACTATTAGTAAATCTGAACGGGCTGTTACATATTACTTCTATAATAGGATATGGTATGTTATACTTATTACTTAGCTCAGTATATATACTCACTTGATTCCTCATTTAAATCTATCTTTTTGTAATATTTACATTCTTCTAAAGTAGAAGAATCATTAAATGTATTAGGCCTTACTATATTGATTATAGCCTTAATATCTTCCCAAGTTCTATCATTTACGCAATTATCATAAACAGATTGTAGTTTGTGTATCTCCTGTTTACTGTACTTGCGTATAGGAGTATATGCAATAAAATTATACTCATCTATCGTAAGTAGCTCTACATTAATAGGAATGATCTCAAACTTATTATAAGGCAAATCCTTTTTCTTTAATTTATTCCATAATCTGGTAAATATGTTATATTCTTTCCAACATAATATAGTGCCAGGTCTTACTATTGTTGTTTTAATCTTCATCTTTATTTACTCTTAATATTATAGTAATCTGTACTCTATCGCCGATTATTTCAGGTATAAGCGCCTTATTCACTACAACTTCATCTTCAATCTTACCTTTAACTAATATGCCTTGCTTCTTAAATCTAGCTATATATCTACTAAGATTATCAGGAGTAATACCTAATACTTTCCTAATATATTTTCTGTTTTCAGTAGATATTACATTTTTACTTATGTTAGGGAGCTTAGGAGTGTTAACATCTATTGCTATGAATGTAGCTAGTAGCTCTAGCTCCCTATCAGTAAGATCAAGTATACCATTAAGGCTCTTTAAGAATTCTGTGTTTAAATCGGCTTTGCTTACGCTTTTTACCAATTTATTCATTTGTTAACGTATCCTTAATTTTATTTAAAACCTTATTTAAGTTATAATACACTGTCTCAGCTTCTAACTTAACACAAGGTTGTATTTCACCTTTATTTGCTCTTTCATTAGTCTCTTTTAGGTTACTTTCATATTTCTCAAGTAGGTCATCAATGAGCTCTAAAGTAGCATCTACATTATACTTACTTTCATCATCAATACTTAAAAGATAACCTTCTTCACATAAGTAATCTGCAGTATCATAATCTAAAGACATCATTCTAGTGTAATTATCTTCAGCAATGTTAAATGATACTAAACCTGTTTCATCTTCTGCTAATACATCACCTTTCTTAGCAGAACCAAATTCCTTAATTACTTTGTAGCTCATAATATTTATTTTTAATGTTTATGTATCTATAAACGGTATATTAAATAAATGTTAAAATCTGTTAACATTTATTAACACTTATTATATAGATAATAAAAAACCCTGACTAACGCCAGGGTTCATTCTAACAATGAGTTAAGCAAATTTAAATTGTATTTGATATAGCAATTATATCGTATGGTTTGACTAATTGACTATCTTTAAACAAATCAAAGTCTTTAGCAAACTTTTTATTATAAACAATAGTATCTCCTACTTTATATTCACATTCTGTTAAGCATGTAGGAACTTTCAGTACTACACCTGTTGAATACTCAGACTCTACCTCCTTAGTTTCAGTTTGCGTATCATACTTATTGAAACCATCTTCGTCAACTTCACCTGTAGGGATCTGCTCTGTAATCTCTTTAGTAACCATGACAGGTGCTAGAGGTTTAACCAACACATCCTTCAACATTGTATACTTAATTCCATTTACTACTGTTTCTAGTATTTTATCTTCCATAATATTCTATATTTAATACTCAAATAACGTATTATTTCTTATTTTGTTTCTCTAATATTAATATATTTCCGCCATTAGAACAACAATAACGTCTAGCTAAAGTAGGGCAATTCTTATTTAAGAAATAGCATCCATCACAGCTGCCTATAGGATTAGATTCTATTATAAATTGTTTGTTGTCAATTGTTACTGGTATTCTATTCTTTACTATCTTCGCTAATTCCTAATCATTTAATGTCATAGTCTTTTCCTTTTCCGTGTTTATCTAAGTAAAGCATAGCTATTGCATTCCAAGCTACAGCAGCTAAGTGGTTTACTTTAGTCTCATCATCAATCTTATTACCTTTCTCATACTCAAGTAAGTGCCTTAACATAGCCGCTTTATAACGGTGGTAACCATTTTCTAAGTTCTGCCAATTGTTATCACCATACTTAATAGAACCAGCAGTATAGAGTTTTACTATATCTTCAATCTCTTCTAATGGTAGTAAATCCCAACGTAGCTTGCCGTCTTGGTAATCATTCTTCTTTCCTTCTTTCATTGCTTATCTCTTTTAAGTATAAATCCTTGAGTACACAATGACGTAATCCTAGAAGGGCAATAATAATTATATAAATCACATCCTTGACACATACCTTTTACTTCATTCTCTACTAGAGTATAAGGTTTATTACCAAAATATACTTTCTTACCTAAGTAAGCTACTTCTCTAACTTGTTTATGTTTCATAGTAATTATATTTGTGATTATCTAAAGTAGGAGTAATTAATATTATATCACTTTACTTAACTAGACACTGTTATTACTTTACCCCTCTTACTCCCCATATAACGTCTAATATACTGTCTTAGTTACTATTTCTTTAACATTTATTAACATTATTTATAGTTATTTAACGCTATTAAGTTCAATGTTTTTAACATTCATTAACGATTTTAACTCATCAGCTAACTTTCTAGCATCTGGATGAGCTGCACCACTACAACGTAACCCAAAGAAATGTTCCCAGTCACTTTCAAAACCTGTCATTACTAATTCTGTCTTAGTTGCATTAGGGAGTACTGCTCTTGCTTCTTGTGGTTTTAATCCTTTATTTATTAGTAGTCTGTATTGCATTCCTGCGTTGTTCAAACACCATAAAAAGTTGTCCGCTATACCATTATCTGAAGGCAATTGAATCTTCATATTATCAATATCACACCAATCTCCATCCCAGTAAGTATAATCTCCAGTAGGTATATTTAACCAAGTAGGTTTAATAAAAGTAAGCTCATTATTAAATTTATCCTTACTATAGTTACAGTATCTTTGAGACTCTTGTGCAAAGCTAAATACTCTGTGTCTAACAAATTCGTGACTTACTCCTCTATCACATATGAATTTAGCTGTAATACGTTTTTCATGATGCTCTGTAGGTTCTACTTGATACTGCAATAATTCTTTTAAGTTATTTTCTATTAATACTCTAAGATTAGTAGTAATATGCGCTTTGTAACTGATCGTGTAATTACCTTCTGTGAGTACTTCGTAAGGTACTAAATTTACCTTAGTATGTGGGTTACTTTGTATCTTACTGAGATTCGGATCTTCTCCATCTATAGTAAGATAAATAGTACCATGCTCCAACATAGCACCATGACCAAGTTTAATCATACGGTCTACAAACTCTTTGGCACTATTCTCTGTTATCTTATCTTCAGACTTATAGCAAGTTCTACCTGCTAATTCTATCATCTTGTAAGGGTCTTTTTCCTCAATAATCTGTACACTGGATTCTATTAATTTCATATTATTTCTTTTTAGTAGTCTTTCTTATGTATGTAATAAATCTTATATGTGGTACTCCTAGTTTAGACGGTTTTTTATATGTAACATAAACTGAGGATGTGTAGTTTAACAGGTTATATGAATATTTAAACATATTAACCATGCATACTATTATTTGTTTATTTTCTGATAGTCTAGTAATAGATAAGTGACGCTGTTTAAATCTAAACATGAAGTGGTAAGTACTATGAATTATATTTTCTACTTGTTTTGTGTTAGTATTATATACCCAGTAGTGAACTCCATTCCAGTTATATTGACTAGCTATTAATATATACATAACACCTTTAGTACGCACTTTTAATACTAAAAATTTAGTATTATTAATCTGTATTTCTTGTTGCCTATTTAGATTATCTATCATAGGCTCAATATGTTCTATATAATAATCTATGCTATGTTTCATATTCATAATAACGAAAAT